GTGTCATCCAATCTAAACTTGCTAAAAACTCCTTCATCGGTTAATCCTCCTCTTCCTCAAATTTCTTACTATTCCATTCTTTATATAACTCATTTATTTCTTTTGATCTTAACCATGCAAAAACAACACGTTTATTTCTGCCTGGAAAAATATCAACTAATTTCCCTCGTGACAAAGGTGAACTTAAATACATACAGTTTTGAGTCATATTAGGAATGTAAATTACATCTTCTGAATCGTATTCCCAATTGAATACGTCACTATATTCTTTAATATCCGTTCACTCCATTCTGTTTATATATTGTTTAATAAGCGTAAAAAATAGGGCTACACAAAATACTGAATAGTAAATGCGTAACCCTATACAATTAAAAAATTCAACTTACTATTCAATATAATCATTTCTTCTGTACCAGCTTATTATCAGTTTTTGAAGTCTGTTCTTTATTAGGAGTAGTATTAACTGTCTTTTTATTTTCTCCTAAAATTTCATTAATGACCTTTTTAACATCTTTATCAAAACTATCCAACTCGGATAAATCACATTTTAATAATTCTTCTTTTGCTTTTGCTTTATCTTTTGTTTTATTATATTCATAAATTGCAAGATAAATTGTATAGTGTGGAAGAGTATCAGTTACTGTTCTCCAAGGAGTATAAGTTTTAATATTCTGACATGTATGACAAACTCTATAAGGTTTTCCACATATTGCGCAAATTGCGTTATTTTCTAATGACATATAATAATTCCTTTCATAAAAAGAGTGGTATATTTCAACCACTCTTATTTTTTAAATTAGTCCTCAGATACTAAGATATCGAAAAGCTTACCATCCTCAGCACAGTACTCCTTATTAAGAACATAAGAAGCTGGATGCTTACCATCAGACTTAAGAGAAAGCTCTACACTTGATGGATCAATCTGTGCTCTTGGACAACGGATAACACCAGCATATACAAGGTTCTTATTACATGGATCGTGGAAGATTGCATGAATGAGAAGTGTCTTAACCTCTGGTACACCATCAGTTCTCTTAATTACCTGAACTGCTGTAGCTGTCTCCTTCTCATAGTTTACAAATACACGACCAGTTGTTCCCTCTGGAAGAGTAATTGTTCTGTTAGCTGCATCAATAGTGAACTTGTCTTCACCCTTTGTAGCAGATACAGTATATGTCTTACCGAATGTGTTATTATCATTAATAACCTTAACATACTTAACCTCTGCACCCTTTGTACCAACTGGAACATATTTAAGCTCTACAGTTGCACCAGCTCCAATTGCAATTGTCTCAGATACAGGCATCTTAATCTTATTTGTATCAGAAGCTACAGCCTTTGTTGAACCAAACTGTGAAGCAGCAAGGTCAAGAGAGAAGAGTGAGTTAGTGAAATCAAATGTACCTTTCTGTGCCTGATAGAATGTCTGGATTGGTGTACCCATCGCATCAGTAACATCTGTACCATCGGCACTTGTTTTAAGAGATGGATCTTCGACCTGTGTATATCTACCAGTAAGCTCCATTGTAGCAGGATCATATTCCTCTACGGCTCTAATTTTCTCAAGAATTAATTCATTTGGGTTAAAGTTAGCCATTTTTATTCCTCCTTAATAATTTTGTGGCAATAAAAAAGAACTCTAATCGAGTTCTCCAAGCCAATCTATTTGTTTTTTGTCTATATAATCAAAGCTTATTCCGAAACCAGAATAGCCAGATTGCAACAATAATTGTGCATTTTTAATTTTTCCTATACGTTTTACAGAATCCATAAACGCATTAATTTTCATATTCCAAACTTGTTCATGATTATATTTAAATCCTTCTGAGTTGATCATAGCGGATATCATATTTTTTAATTGAGAATGATATTCTTTATTTTTTGCTCGTTCCATTTCTTCTTTTGCATCTTCTATTAATACCATTTTAGTAGAATTATTAGCTGGAATTCTAAAATCTCTTTCAATGAAATGTGTTTTGCAAAGATAATCAATTATCATATTATAGGTAAATTCATCTATTATTACTGGTTCTAAAGATACCTCATCGAAGATATAATTGCCGAATCTATTATCTTCTGATAATTGATTTATTAAAGTATCTTCATCTGTATTAACGAATTTTGCAGCATCAATTAAACTTGTAAAATGATGTAACTTTTTGCCCTTTATATTACTACCAATTAATTCATAGATATTCCCTGTAGGAATTGCTTGATACAAAAAAATTGAATCATCATCTTCTTTTTGTCGAACCTGAAATTTAGAAAAATCTAAATCTCCAAATATAATAGAAGTTTTTTTAATTGGGAATGCTTTATAGAGCAGTGTATAGAATAATTGAAATGGTTGTATTTCAGTATAATCTATTCCACCTTCCCATAATTGTACCTTTAAAGATTGTGGCGTAGCTGTAAAATTATACAACATTGAATAATAATCTTTCTCTGAAAAATCACATATTTCACCCAATGTAGGTTGATGTAAGATAATATGTTTTTGAACTATAAAATCTTCACCACGATATATCTTTAGTTCATCATTCTCATAGTGTTCTTCCTTGCCTATTACCAAGATTCGTTATTCCTTATGTACGATTGCTCACCAAACGGGCTATATGTAATTCCATTAATATCATAGTAAATCTGAAATACCAATGTTCTTACTACATAGTTATTATCTGTCATAGATTCTTTAGATGAGATTAATTTTGTCTGCAACCCAAAGATACTAGACCAATTAAATTGTTCTCGTATAATAGAAGCTATTAAATCATGACGAGGTAAGCCTGTAAGTTTATCCATACGGTCATTTCCATGAACAAATATTGTGAATGTTATTTCTGTATTTTTATTTATTTGAGAATATCTTGGAATTTCATCAAAACCAACTTGATAACATATATAATGTTTTACTTCCGTTTGAGTATCTGGAATAAATAAAAAAGGACGGATATTTGAATTGCTTCCAAAATATCTATCCCATTCTCCAAGCGGTTCATATTTTTTATTTTTTTCATCCCATTCCCAATTTATATTTCCCTTATCATTAAAAAGTTCGGATTCTAAATCTTTTTCATTAAGAGCATATAACAGATAAGGATTCGACAATAATGCCTTTTTAATTTTTTGTTTGTAAACAATATTATCGTCATCAGGAGTTTTTCTATATGCTCGAAGTTTATTTAGCAAATCAGTTTTAGATACTATTTTATCTTCTATCATATTACCTCCTTAATCTGTTATTTCTAATTGTAACTTATTACTTTCAATTGTAATAGTCTCATTTGTAATAGTGCAGTAAATAGTCAGAACTTTACCAACATAATCATAATTATCCTTCTTCTGATTATCTTGTTCATAATCATAAGGAAGTTTTATTTTCATCTGACAGAATGATATATCATTTCTGATAATACCTTTATATTCTTCATTATCTATTTCAAAATGCCATTCGAAATTTGATATACTATCACCAAATGTATTAGTAACATCTTCACCAGAATCATTTGAGAGTTTGATATTAAGTGTTCGATAAGAGCCACCAACTTTAATTGTTGACACTGATGAAGTAATCGTAGCCAAGATATTTGTAACTGGGGATAGAGTTGGTTTGGTATCTGGATCTGTTGGGGTGATTTCTGAATCGAAATAGTCCGCCCACATGCCAATAATATTTCCGTCAGCATCTTTCTCAATATAATCCCTGTGAGAATTCCAATAATTCTGATAAAATGTTAAGACTTGAATTCCTAGCGGAGAAGCATTCTCAATTTTTGTCAATTTCCACACTATAGGGTGCTCAGTTTTTGCTGAAACGACCATTCGCATATTTGTATCCTCTTTATCTGTATACCATAATCTTTCAGTAATTGGATTAAGAGGTAAAAATGCTTTTGCTTGATTATCTGGTCTAGTAAAATAACGGTCTGTGTAAACCCCAATCGTATAAGATTTCTGTGACCTATTAACCCCCCACATTTTTCTTTTATAAATATTTTCACCATCTTTTTCAATCCACATAAATTGATAATCAATCGGCAAAATTAAATATTTAGGAAATTGGTTAGCTATTTCTCTTTCACAAATTAACCATTTATGATAAACTCCTTTGTCATCTGGCAAATCTAACATCATTCCAATTGGAAATTCCATACCATATTTCTTACGATAATTTGTTTCGTAATAATACAATTCATCATCTTCTTCAAACTCAATTTTTTGACTAGGTTTGAATTGGCAATAAAATTCAGGCTGATCTTGATCTAATGAAGAATATGACTTTACAATTAATTTTACATCTATACGAGTTTTTGTTGTATTCTCATAAGTCATATGATCTTTTATATCTGGTTGGTCATCATGTATATAATCATATATATATCCTATTTTACTCTGTAGATCACCATTCCACGTAAGTTCCATGATTTTATCTGAATCAGATTTTAATTTTTCGCCAAGGGTGGAACAATTCTTCCCAGTAGAGTTTCCATTAACTTTCATTTTTCGTTGGTAAAAATCATATGCAGACATTACTCATCACCAACTTTCATTCTCTGAAGCAAAGCCCCAGCATCAAACACAAGTTTCTTATATTTGTTAAAATTAAATTCTTCTGACTGTAATACAGACAATGCACATTCAAGACTGTTAATAATTTCTACAAAATCCTTTGGATAGAGTAGTAGTTTATTACAATTAGAAATTTCAAATAATAGATTTTTATGATATTCCACAACATCTATATTTTCAAAATCAGCTTTTGTGTTTTTATCTGTATATAAAACTAACCAGAATATTTTTTTTCGTAATTTCTGCTTATAGTAATTAACTTGAGAAATTTTAAATTCTCCATATTTATGTGGAACTAATTTATCCATTAGAACCACCATACTCACCAAAGTAATAGGTATGACGAGACAATTCAAGTTCCCATTCACGCTTTAACTGTGTGAGCCTTTCCATATTTTTTGAATAATTATCTATAAGTTTTTTTTCTTCTTTGCCACCAATCATAGTTGCTAAGTTCTTTGTATTCTCTAATTTTGATGGGAAATAACTAATGATAATTCCTTTTGCTAAAATAGTTTTAACAAATTCAGAATCATAGAAATCATCTACACTGTTTGTTAATGTGAAATTGATACTCATAATTTCATCATCAAAAGAATATACACTGAATTTTTTTCTAAGAAGTGGGAAAGAAGCAGTTGTATGTAACCATTCACAGAGAATACTATAGAAATCTTCTTCTGTATAAGTTGCAAGTTCGAGATCATTAATCATTGTTAATGCTCTTTTGTATATATCTTCGTATTTAAGAGAAGGCATATATTACCTCCTTAAATGAATTCTTTTATACAAGTTCCTAGCATATCATCAATAATTCTAATCTTCTTAATAGACGGATAATTCTCAGCACGAATCATAGTCATTGCTGTTACCTTTACAATTTCGCCAAGCCATTCTGGTGCTGATTTAATCATATCTTCAAACTCATCATCATCCATGTCAAAATATTCTTCTGGATAATCAATAGATTTGAAATACTTATATCTGTCACCAAGTTCTCGTTTCCATTGCTCTACAAGATCTTCATCCATAATAATAAAACTAGGTTTTGTTACATATTCAGTTCTTCTAAGTGCCTGTAAATCACGATATTTAATATATTCAATGTCCCCAAAATATTCCCAATGATATACAGTGTTTTTATCAACTCCAACAGCAGTTAATTTCCACGGAGTAACACTTTTACATGGAATCTCGTCATTAGGATTAAATGTTTTATGTATTTTTACAGGCTGTGGTTTTGCAGACTCATTTTCTGATGTTGTCACAGCTTTATTATCTGTAGGTGTATCATTAACCTTTACAAAATTATTATTTGTAAAATCAATAGCATCATCATCAAGTTTCTGCATATGACTAGATACTTTATATCCATTCTCTCTTAAAAAAGATATTAATTCTTTTGGAGTAATACCTAGTTCTTTTGCTAATTCATATACTTTCATCCGTTTTCTCCTTTAAAAATAGGAGAGTAGAATATTTCCACTCTCCATATTTTTATATTAATCTAATACTAGGCAGTAATCTTAATCTCTCCAAAGAGTTCGTTAATCACTACACCAATACCTTCCTGGTATACTACCTCCGCATCAACAGTCATATCTTTCTTCAGACCGTCCATGCCTGTCTCGTAGTACATAACATCTCCTTCGTTTACTCTCTTAATTGGCTTAAACTCTGGATCTACAGGAAGAATGAAAATCTTCTTCTGATCTTCGGCAGAGAATACATTTTCTCTTGTGCCAGCTTTATTAACACGAGCAAGAGGTAAGCACTCATAACCTTCCCAGTTACCAAGAATACCATTCTGATTTCTCTCGTCTTTCATTGAATCAGAGAACATATTGTAATTTACAGTACCCTGAAGCTTCTGAATGGCTGGTCTAGTACCAACAAGAATAACATCCTTACCTGTAGCAGCAGCAACTGCTTCAATCTGAGCAATTATAGAATCCTTTGTAGACTCAGAAACTGCTGTCTGAAGAATCATATCTGTTGGGAGAGAAGCGTCCATTCCCATAAATGCTGTGTAAAGAGCAGCATATCTGTTCTCTTCGATAGACTTATACATCTTGTCTACAAGAGCAGCGAAATCAACCTTACCTGTCTGGAAAAGTACAAAATCTGTATACACTTTTACACCATAAAATGATGTATCAATAGAGAATGCCTTACCAGGCTTTACTGAAGCACGTACAATGTCATGGTGATTTCCTGCGAACTTAGAAACTGTCAGAAGAGAGTTATCTTCTACGAAGAACTCATTTGCATCTCCTTCAGCAATATTTCTTTCGTCAACATACTCCATGAAACGAGCATTAGCTGTGTTCCAACCGGAGTTCATCTTGTCAGCAATTACATCTTCGATAAGAGTAGCGATTTCCTTATTATGATCTCTCCAAGCCTGTCTACGCTTCATAGAATTAGCCTCTTTGAAGTTAAGACCAAGAATCTTATCAAACTGCTTTCTAAGAATTGTCTGTGTGTCCTCCTTAGAATACTTCTCATATACGCTATTGCTTGCGTCCATCATGAGTGAGTTGAACTCAAGCATATTGTCATATTTATTGTCAAACTGTGCTAAAACGTTCGCACTGAAACATGTAATATCTTTCATCTATTTAATCCTCCCTTCTCTTACGCAATATCCTTGTTCTGAAGAACCTGAATACGAACGATTGTGTAATATGTACCTACTGAAAGGCTGTGAATCTTTCCAATGAAACCATTAGTACCCTGAAGAGTAGTAAGTTCAGTAGCTTCAGAAGCTATCCATGCACCCTTGCCATCAACTGTTACAAGATTTCCAACCTTAACTTTTTCTGCACTATCATCTGTGAACTGGTAAGAAGCAATACCAAAGATATCTGTATGTACAGATGGATCTGCAATCTGATATGTCTTTACTGGCTTGCCTGCTGGGTTTGTGTAGTTATAAGCCTGTCCCTGCTCAGTTGTAAGTGCTGTCTTAACCTCTGCTGGTGCGCCTGTTACAGCAATCTTGTCTGTAATCTTTGCGATAGTTGCATATCTTTCCTCAAGACCATTGCCTGAGTAGTCTCCAATCTTTAAAGCAACACCATTGTCTACTGGGATAGGGTTATTGCTTTCATCTCTTACAAGTGCATCGTAAATATTTCCCACGTCTACACTAAGGAGCTGACTAGACTCCCAAATTCCATGTAAGCCATTTTCCTTGGCTTTAAGATTTGTATAAACCATTTAAATTTCCTCCTTGTTTAATAAATTTTTGCAATAAAAAAGAACGTCTATTGACGCTCCTATTGATTTGTTAATATTCATTTTTAATTATTTCTTAAGTAATCCATCTAAGAATGATGATTCATGCTCAGTTCTAGCAAATGCGAAGAAAGAAGGCTTTGTCTCCTTATGTGATTCCTCCGCATCCATAGAGAATGTCTTTGTAGTTTTTACTACCTTACCAAGAGCTGCGTCTGCTTTCTCAACTAACTCATCCTTTGTGAATTTCTTTACATTTTCAACATCCATGAGTTTCTTGAACTCATCCGTCTCAAGATATTTGCTATATGCCTGATCCTCGAAAACAGTCATCTTATCTGCGATTTCCTCTGCCTCTTCATATCTAGCAAGCTTTTCAGAAATAGAAGAGTAATTAGCTCTCATATCTTCTAACTCGGCTTTCTCATCGGCAGTTACAAACTCAGCAAATACTTCCTGGCGTTCGCCATCAAAAGCAATAGTATCATTCTCTTTTGTGTAAGCCTGTTTGTAGTAATTTCCACAGCAAGACTCATAAATAAAATAATCATCATATACAGACATAATCCAGTAATACTCATTTAATGTCTCCTCGATTGGAGCCAAGAGCTGATATAATGCAGAACGTACATCTTCGTGTGATAATTCAAAAGTCTTAGAATATGTATCTTTGTCCTTATCATCATCTGTATTGTCATCAGTGTCATCTGACTCATCTGTTTCATCATCAGTATCATCATCGTCTGACTTATCTGATTCTGTTACAACTGTATCAGGAGTAGGCTCTGACTCATCAAAAGTAGTAGAGAATACATTCTCAAGTTCCTCGTCAGATAAGTCTTCATACTCGAAAGTAATATCTTCTACAGTTTTATTGTATTTTTCCAGTAATTCTTCAAATTTTGTCATATTGGTTTCTATATTTCCTCCTTTCTCAAATTTTTCAACTGTTGGATTAGTTTTTGAATTTATATTGAGACTGGATAAAGTTTTGTTAAGATTATCCAGAGTTTCAATTAATTTAGAGTGTTCATCTTCTGAAATAGAAGAGAATAAAGAATTGTTTTCTTCAGAAAAATCTTTAATAGATAACTTACTACCAGACATACCTGGTAGGGTATGAGATCCAAGAAGTGTTGTTCCTTGTACATAAAAATCGTCAAGATGAAGTGTTTTATCAGTATTATCCCAATGCATCTTACGAATACAAAGCTCAACTGAACAGTCAACTGTTTTGCGTCTACGCAATATATCACAAGCATCTGTGTACTCCTCGTACACTACAACATCTGCACATACAAAATTTCTATCATATTCCTCATCATATTCAAGATGAATACTTTCAGGATGAATAAAATGACCAATAGGAATTTCCTTATATATCATCTTGTCCAATGCTTCGTCATAATACATTGTATGACCTGAAAAATCTTTGATAGGATTTCCGTCTTCATCGGTTTCGTCCGTATCTACAATATCTGCCATAACTGGACGATCTTTAATTGACATCATTTTTTCTTCAAGAACATCTGTCTCTATATGAGACTTATTGTTGTTTGTTAAATCGTGAAATGCCCTAATTTTTCCATAAAGCAATCCTTCTGATAAGTCATCATTTAACTCAAATGTTGCCAAAGACTGAACAGCTATATTATATCCAGACTTATCAGCACTAAACGTCATTGACTTTTTTTTCTGACTATAGAAACTATAAAGATCTTCTAAAGTAAGAAGTTTTTTATTCAATTGTGTTTTTTACCTCCCTTCTGTGAAATTCTCCCAAAGAGGGAGTGATTTAAAACATCAACTTATTTGTAAATCCGATTTTATCTACTGGAATAGTGTCATCGAATTTTAAAGTTGAATCATTAATAAATATAAAAAAAGAACCCCCAGATGGAATTTCTGAGAATCCTAATTTTGTTAGATTATTTTTTGTTACCTCATCCGAGGTGAATAGAAATTGAGAATCATTTTTCATGTGTGTCACCTCAAACTAATTATTTGCTGAAGTACCAGCATTTTTGTCATTATCCCTAGTTTCTATGCCGCTGTCTGACAAATCATCATCATTCTTGGTTTGTCCACCAGAATCCTTTTTATTAGATTGTGTAAATGAAGTCTGAAGCGGAATCATTAAATTCTTAATTCCAATTGCATTTTCAAAGGTTAATTTGCAATAAGCTTCATAAGGGTTTCCCATAAGACTTGTAAGATAATCAAGAGCTGAACCACCAAGAGTAGCAGCATCTTTCATGGCAGACTGATATTCTTCTTGGTTATACCAAGTAATTTTATGTATCTTAAACGAATATCCATCAGATAGAACATTTTTAATATAATGATTATACCAAGATTCGATTTTATTAACTAAAACCCAACATGTACTTATATCATTTTGAATAGCATGTTTAAGTCCAACCGAATTTGTACTTGAGCCACCACTAATAACAAGCTGAGAAGCACCTGCATTTGCAAAAATATTCTGAACAGACTGGGCTAATTCATTGTTTGCTTCGGTTGTATTTGACTTAGGGAATGTAATCATTTCCAAATCCATCGGACTGTATGCGGTGCCGACCAATTCAGGGACAACTTCATCAATAAGTGCTTGCATTTGTTGAACAAGTTCAAGGCTTAACGAGAAATCATCGACATTTTCAGAATTAGGAACAGTTGGGATTTTACTTACAAGAAGTACATAATTTTCAAGTGCTGTACGATTATTAATAAGCTCCTGTAAATCAATATCATCAAGTATCAACTCCATCAATGGGAGAAAAAATGGGAGAGGAGCATAGAACTCATCATCTGGACACGCAGTTAAACAAAAAGTAGTATTAGGATCTAGCCTATACCATTCATAATCACGACCATTGTTTTTATAATCTTCATATCCTTTAATATGCTGTTCAGACCATGTACCAACTCCATCATTATTTACACCATAGATATAGTTTTTATTATCATTCTTATCAAAATAAGCAGCATCAAAATAAACAATCCACTGATTATCTTGTGTCTTACCATAAATACGACAATACTGAACATCTAATGGCATCCATATTTTCCCATCTTCATCAGAATCATATAATTCCCAAACAGTAAATCCATCTCTTAAAGCCATATACATCTGCGAATATGAATCTTTTGCCAATTCAAACTTAGAGAAATTCTTCAATAAGTTTTGATAATTTTTAATGGATTTAGTTGGATCAATTTCTTTTGTAAAATCATTTAACTGGGTAATATTATAATAGAAAAGAGGCATTGACGGATAATACATAAGAAGTTTCTTATAAAGCATTGAATATCTACACAAGAATCGTGATATTTCTCTAAGATTATCCTGACTGTTATTTGGCGAGCTGATATAATTTCGAAGTAGTTCTTTAGTATATGTAGTGAATGTTTTTGTAAAAGTTTTACCCACATTCCTCTGTAACAATTCCTGAAACTTTGCAAAATTTATTTTCTGCGCTCGTTTACGTTCTACTTCATAGCCAGACTCGTCAGTTTTTGTATAGACCTTTTGTACTATAGGCTGTTTTGCGTTTTTTGTATTACTCAAATTATGTGATATACCTCCTTTCTTTTAGAATCGTGTTACTTTCTTTGGTGCTCGTACTGAGAAGAGCTTTGTTATGTCGGATGGGGATTGGGTGCGCTTTTTCTGCGTAATAGATTTTCTACGTTCACACATTAAGGCATACGAAGCAAGACAGGCGGTATATGCCCTATCATCGTGCATCTTATTGGCTTTTTCAGGCGTTAATTCAAAAGAATCTTTTCCTGATTCACGTTTCTTACGAACCATGTTCACTAATTCTTCCTTTAGAGCATCCATATTTGCCAAAGCTAATTTATCCATCCAATCTAATTTAATCGTTTTTGTATTAACAGATTGAATTTTTCCAAGTTCATCATTTAACTTAACTTCAAATTCTTTTTCATTTACTTTTTCTTTTCGTAAACGTTTAGATATTTCTTCTCTAGCACTATTTAATTTATTTTGATCGATATCAAAAACAGTTAAATAATCCTTATTATCATATGGGGCAGTAAAACTAATTTTATTCTGATTTATTAATTCTATCATTGCTTCATACATTTCAGATTTATAACCAGCAGGAGATATAAGATGTATTTTATCCACTGCGTTTGGGAATCTTTTCACATACTCGGCAGAGTATTCTTTATCTATTAAACCTCTATGAGTAATACCAGCTGCATCTGTCCAATCTGGCATAAGATAATCAGCTATGTTTACACCACCTCCACCAGAACCTGCATCTATATAAATACCAACAATGTTTCCATATGCGTCTGCACCACCATTATAATCTAGGATTACTTTTTTTAAATATTCAATCTGATCTGGTGTTTGCATTGGAGATTTAATCTTTTTTCCAACATCAATTAAATTAATACAATTAACCAATCTAAGTCTTAAATCTTTACTTCCATCTACCTGTTCAAATTCATATAATTCACCAATAAGAATAACTGAATTATCACGACTTCTAGCAGGATCATATGAAATGATGAACTTTTTATCACCTGTATCATTATAAAGAAGTGGCTTTCTAACCTCTTCGTTTCGTGTGATAACTCCTCTTCTAATAATTGCATCGCTTCCAGCGTCAGTAGTGAATTCACAAAAATATTCTCGCCTAGCTTTTTCAGGATTAGTTCTCATATCTGAATCAATAGTAGATTTCTCAAACAGAGGTGCCATCATCTGACCATGAATAGTAGGGTGGAGTGGTACTTCACATGTTATATTTGCGACAAAGTAATCTTTATTGCCCATTAACATTTGTTTTGAAAATTCACGATAAAGAGAATAATATTTTGTAGAAGTATCAGAAGCAGAAGATATGTAGAATTTTTGGTTTGGAATTTCTTTTGGTATTGCTCTTAATCGAACAGTATCAATTCGATTACCATCTCTATCTTTACCAGATTTAAAACTCTTATTTACAATTGCAAAAGCTGAATAAACAGACATCATTTCGTCAGAAAGAAAACCGCACTCATCAAAAATTACGTTTCCCCTCATACCTCTTTTTCGATCCACGTTAGAATTTAAGGTCTGAGTAAATCCACCATTATAAGTTGAATATGAAAATCCATTGCTTCCGTGTGAAAATCCATCCCCTGCTGCATTTTTTATCTCAATTTCAGCTTTAAATATATATCCAGTAGAACCCATCATTGTATCAATATTATCATTTGCAAGTCGTTCCAAAGTGGTAAAAGTTTGTTCAGCCTGACTACCACTACCGCTTGCAATATATGTCCAATAGTTGTTAAATAACATATCTTTTGACATTATGATTATGTCGATAAGAGTGGATTTACCAAATCCACGGCTACACACTAATAATACATTAGGACATGTCCAGCTTTGCTGAACTATCCAAGCTTGTGCATCCAATAATTCTATATTAAAAAAGTCATTTATAAACCTTACTGGATTGCATTGATAATATTTTTGCATATAAGCAATTTTTATCAAGGATTCAATTTTCCTTGACGACATTGCATATGTACCTGGTTTTACATAAATAATATCTTCTTGAATACATTGATCATCATATTTAATCATATCTAATGAATCAGTTATATCCTTAAATCTCATTGTTTTCATCCTCACTTTCTGAATCATTTTCAGAGTCATCATTTTCGGATTCTTGTTCTGAAAAACAAGAGAACAAATCATTTAAATCAACCAAATTCATTTCGAGCTTTATATCTTTATCTTTTAAATAATCTTTTATATCCAGATTTTCTCGAAGTAATATACGAGATATTTCAATATATTTATCCAAGTCTCTTTGTAAATCAACAATTTTTTGTCTTTGTTCAGCAACCATGTCTGACCATTCGGATTCATCCAAAGCAAGTGTTTTCATAATAGAAGCGTTACTTAAATCCATTACTTGTTTCATCGCTTTACAAGTTTCCAAATCAAAACCATTAACTTCACCTTCACGAAGATTTAAATCTTTTATTTTTTTGATTTTTCCTGTCCAAGTATTTTCACCTTTTTTTGCGTTTTTATTATGCTTTAAAGATATACAACTGTCTTGAGCAAGGCTTGTAATAACAGAAGTAATTTTACCCTTACTTTCTTGCAAGGATTTAATTGTTGCCGAGTTACGCTCAATATTAGAAATATCACTCATAAGTTTTGCAACAGTATCATCAATTTTTGACTGTTGTAAAAAACCACGAACAATAGAAATAGCAGAAGAAGTACGCATCATATCTTCGTTAGCATCTTCACTAGAATCAAGAATTCCTAACAATTGAGAATATAAAAATGGTTGGTCAGCAACATCCTCTTTTTCAAAAGGATCATAACTAAGTAATCGAATAACATCATTTTTATTTTTCAAAAAACTGTCATATGTATCTAATCCTGCGTGAGATTCAATAAGTTCTTCCTCAGTCGTAAGTTCTTTTACTGATTTATTTTCAGTTTTATCCTTAACAAAATGGTCTGAATCAAAGTATGTTAGTCCTATATAATTTGGCATAGCAATTTGACGTGCATACGCTGTCCATACATTAGATTTAACTTTTCCAGAAGCAAGATTCTCAACTTCCTGAATGCTTGAGTCCCATACCTTTTCGAGGAAAGGTTTTCCCAAATATCTAAGGGCAAGTTGCACTGATTCCCTCGTAGGCTCTTGATCAACACCATTTGTAGTTCTTAACGCTATCTTTTTTGCACAGTCTTTACAAATTGGAGTAAGACCACTTTTACTCATAGGATCTGTACTTACATAAAATTTATCTTTAGCTTTATGAGTATCACACATGTAACACCAAGCACCTTCTTTAAGTGACTTGATTTTCTCTTCCTGTGTTTCAACTTTCTTCTTTAATTGTGCAGCCGTTAATTTTGTGGGCTGTGTCTCTTTTGTCGTAGCCAAACTAACGACCACCTCCTTTTATTTCAATATAAAAAAGAAGCCACTTAATACGAAATGACTTCTCAAACTTTCCAATATTAAATTTTCAATGAAAGCGCAATTCACATTGAAAAAGAGTAGCACTGCGACTACTCTCTATCACTCATATTTTTAATTGTTGTATATGGAATATCATGACTGTCTAATAAATCACAAACATATTTACCTAATCCAGTGTCATCAACATAAATAGTTACGTTACTATTCTTGTAATAATTGGTAATTGTATAAATAAAATTTGCTTTATCTTTTTTTAAATCAAAATGAAATTTCCTTCTACCAACATATACAAGTGTCACGTCAGTTCCATAATCTATATACATTGTTGCACCATCGTCAATGAACCAATCTTTTTTATTTCTAATTTCACCAGAATGATTTTGTTCCCATACGGAAATTTTACCATCATTTTCGGAATATTCTAAATGCCAATCATATTCCTTAATTAAAGACAATGTATCTTTTAAAAGTCGAAGAGTATCAATTGTCATTTTATTTCTAAATGCACAATTATCTGGATCAGCTTCTACATTTACATATCTGTTGTATCTTTCTGTAAGAGCCTTTGCGTCCTTGATTAACGTGTCAACAGTTTCATCAAAAATATTTTTGTTTCCTTTATTCATTTAATTTTCCTCCAAGCGGTAAGTCGCAACCTGTTATTTGTTAATACAATTTTGTACTTAGCACACCTTCTACGATTTGAACATAGACCTGACGATTTTGGAGATCGTTGCTCTACCAATTAAGTTAAAGGTGTATATAACAAAAGAGCCATCTCAACGCATGAAACGGCTCTTTCTTAAAAAAATTATCTTTCTCTAAACTAAATGAAACTATTTTCATTACGACTTTATCAGAATAATCTGCATAGTTTTTGCCTACGGATAATTTAATAGGGCGGTAGTAAGTGTTGAGCTTACACACCTAAGTTTCGTATGCATCCAAAAAATAGGTTTTGACATCAGGTTTACCGCATAGTAGGACGTGCGAGGATCGAACTCGCATCGCAGCCGTGAAAGGGCTGTAACTTAGCCATTTGTCCAACGTCCCATAAACGACTCTATTGGGAATCGAACCCAAATCTTCCGATAGACAGTCGGGTATAATCACCTTTATACTATAGAGCCATAGCTGACTCGGTGGGACTTGAACCCACAACGCCTCGATTAACAGTCGAGTGCTCTACCATTGAGCTAAGAGTCATTAAAATCAGCATAAAGCACTAACTAGCTGATATTGGACTGTACACATCCAGTTATTTAGAATAGAATGCATTGTGCACTCGCATTCCATTCATGCTGAACTATTCTCGCTATATTTTTAGTCCCGAAAGAAGAAAGGACTTTTCTGTTTTTTATGGATTACTCCTCATCACCATTGCAGAAACATAATAAGCCTAATCGCCCACTCCATCACATGTCTGTGATTTTATACAGTGCATCCACTGCAACTATAACTGCGATATTTCCCTAAGTATTCTCCACATATTTTCAGTCTTCGGAGTAAAGACCTCTCGACAAGGTTTCATGTCTCTTATCCGACAATTAAGGTTCTCATTAACGCAGAGAAGCACGAACATCTTCTCATTTCTAAGGCTGAGAGTTACCGATAATCCCAGATGTCGGTAGGAAAGAAATAGGACTTACAATACTACATGAATAGCAAATGCCAAGATGTGTTACTTATATATTCTCTGTTTGGTTGCCCATTTAATGGTTCTTTTATTTGTTCTCTACATTGTCGTCACCTTTTTATATATACCTTTCGTGCCTGTTTATAAGGGCTTTATTGGGATAATACAGTTCTATCGGTCTGTTAGTCCGTCTGATTTTCACAGAGCCTTGTTGAGTTCGTAACTCAGAGCATTCGGCTTATAATTATTCTCCATTTAAAAGCAAAAAAAGATTAGGAAATTAATGTCGGTTTACGTTGACATAGGTTTTACGCTGTTGAATGCCACCATCCAATATGCCTGTAAAGGCGCAACCTAATCTTTATATGTTTTATTATTCTCTTATTTTTGGGTATTTTGACAGAATATGTCGTGATATGATATAATACGTGCAAGGCACTATCTAAGACGGTAGAGCGGTTATCTTCCACCAGAGAGTACAAGCTCTGTTTACATAGAAACCTTTCGAGGAATTTATGAAAGGAGGACACTTGCAAATGATAACAATTTCATTACAAACTGTTTATTATGCTTTAGGAATTGCTAGTATTTTGTGTACAGCAGCATATAAGATTGGATATGAGATTGGTAAGAACGCAAGAAAATAACCGCCCTGGTCTGGTAAACTGATGGCGGTTAGATTCGTTCTTTCCAATATTTAATTTCAAGACAGCCGTTCTGCTCTACGGGTAGTGTCTTTTATTTGTTATCTTTAATTCCCTTGTATTGTAACACATATTAAAATGTGGTGCAAGAGGGAATTAGACGAAAGCTTCATCGAGATTATCAGTATCTTCTAAATACCTTCTTTCTCAGCTTCTTTCTCAAGCTCTTTCTGTTTGAACTTCAAAAGTTTTAATTTGTCTCTTAATTCTGTCTTTGAGACAGGTTTGATATACGCCATTTGCGTTGTAGAGCTATTTTTATGGTTCGCCCACTGTGATGCAAGGTTTAAATCACCAGTATCTTCATAAATTTTATTTATTGAAGTTTTACGGATGCAATGGCAATGTAGATCAGGTATGCCAATAATTCTTCCAAATTTCCTCATTCTATCGTGAATCATACCTTGTGTCCAAGGAATCCATTTATCTTTATATTTATGAATAAACAATGCATCACATTCAAGCTGATCATAGTCATTATGTCTCATAGATAACCATGTTTCAAGCATATCTCTACAAGTATCATCAAACGAAACTTCCACACGGTATCCTTCCTTCTCACGTATTGACTCAAATACCATATTATCTAAGTCAAGAGAGGATACGGTAAGTTTCTCTAATGCACCAATTCTATTAGCAGAAAAGAGTGCGATTTCAAATAATAACTGGTCTTGTATTGTCCATTTATTATTCTCTGTCTTATACAAATCTGCTCTAATAGCTGCAATCTGTTCATCATTTAAGAAGTAATGATTAAGAATCTGTTCCTCATTGGCTTTCTTCATTCTGTCAAGTTTTCCATCAAAAGGATGATATTTAACAAAACCACGCTTCATAGACCAAATATAGAATGAACTTACAGCAGAAATTTTCATATTGATTATCTTCTTATGATTCATTAATGTTTCCTGACAGAAAAGCATATATGCTTCCATAATATCAACTGCATTTTCCATGAATTCATCAGAATATAAATCTAATTCACCATAATTTTCTCCTAACCACATGAGGAAGTGTCGGAACAATCCTTTATATCTCTTGTATGTAGTATCTTTTACATCACGATTTTTGATAATATTAGACTGTAAATATTTTTCATATTTCTTCCAGTTCTCTTCATAAATAAATTTCTCTTTATCAGGAGTGAAATATTTCACCCTTGTTATTTTCTCTTTTGACAATATTTCAGCCTCCTTTTCTGTAATATAAAAGAAGCAGAGTAGTAATAACTAAACTGCTTCACCATAATCTATAACGTTTCTTCCCCATTTTATTTCTTCACTATATTTTAATTCACCTATTTTAGAAACTTTGTCCCAATCTATATTATTCTTGACAAAAGATTCAATATTTTTTCTGAGTTTTATAGAATCATTATTTAAAATGTTGTATGTGTTATCTTTTGTCAAATCACAAGGGAACAAAATATAATAATGAATATTATTTTCTTTAAACATTTTTTGTTTCTTAGATAGGTCTTTACGATATGTTTCTTTAGATTTACCACTTGTGATCTGCTTATTTGAAAAGAAATAATTTTTATATGCCTCAATTACACCTGCAATTTCAATATAAATATCATTATCTTTGGTGTGAATTAAATAATCACAATTCATATTTTTATGATAAGATGGGATAAAAGATGAATATTTTACATCTCGAAAATAATCTATTCCATATCTTAATCCAAATTCTCTAAGATATTTTGAAAATATATACTCAAATTGGCTTGTAACATGTTCACCATCACTAAAATCAAATGTGATACCTCGACCTCTCTTGCCTAAAGAAATTCCTTCATTTGCCAATAATGTTTGCAAATTACAATTATAAAATTTTTTAATTGTTCTTTGTAAAGAATCTGCATTCAACCATTCATGAACACTGTCTATTTCAGATGTAGTAATAAAATTTCTATTATCATCTTTTACATATTTACATATATCTTTTATCATTTGGTCTAATTCATCTTTTGTTAAAGTTCTATCCAACATGGACTCTTGAATTATTTCCAATCCAAGTTCCTTTTTCATATTATTAATAGTTCCCCAATAAGTTTTAATCACTTCTAATGGTGGATGATAGCAACCTCTTCCTCTAAAATCATCATACATTAAAGCTCTATCTTTTTCTGACTGTAATTTGTAAATCAGTTTTATCATTTTATCCTTTGACGGTGTTTTACCTTTTGCTACAAAACCACACCAATCAACAAAATCAGCCCAAGTTTTAACTGATTTATCTGGACAATTATTTATATACCATCTACCATCAGGTAAGTTAAATGGCTCTTTCCGCAATAAATCATATTTTATTGGGTTGCCTAATTCTTCACTTTTTTGAATATATTCCCTTACATAATAGTCGTAATCCTGGATATTAAATTCTCTTTGTTTTGCTTTTTTCATAATTTTCACCTATGCCTTCTCCTATGCCAATAACTAAAAATAGAACAGTAGAAGAGAGGCATAGGTTCTCATATACTTGGTAGCTACTCCAAGTACCTACTGTTCCATAAATCCCACAATCAGCTATGACACCAATCATGAGCACATATATTATTCTCTGTTTCCATATAAAGTTCGTTGCCGATTTAACATCTCCCAATCCGTATATAAAAACATTGAATTAGTGGGTGGAGTAGGAGTTGAACCTACGATGTTTCTAATGTGGGAGATTTACAGTCTCTTGCCCTCGCCTCTAGGCATATCCACCCATAACAAAAAAGAGTGTGCAGCATATACCACACACTCTAAATAATCTAAAATCCAAAAGCCTTTAACATCTTCTGAATATCTTCATGGCTTAACTCATCGCTAGAGTAGTAAGAATAACTCATATAAGAGTCACCATCTGACCTACTAGCAGTAAATCCGTGAGCATTTCCATCTTCGTCTTCAGAAGTATGTAGATAAGTCTCATCATGTGCAGGACAGTTCTCACAATCACCATCGCAGTCATCTTCCTGACCAAACAGAATAACTTCTTTATTCTCATTTACACAATAATCAATGATATCCTGCTCGATATCACCATCCATATCAATGTAGAAAATATCTGTTTTATCAAGAACACAAAAGTCCTCAATAGGAACAACGGTAATTACGCCACCATCATCAACAGATATTAAATATTCGTCTATATTCATATAATCAACAAGGTCAATTTCTTTAATACTTGTCTCGTCAAGTCTAATAAGAATATCCAAAATATATTCAGCAATTTCTTTATTTACAACTACACCAACTGTTTTATCAGTATGATATAATCTATTGATATAAATAGAGATAATGTCATCAACTTTATCCTCAAGATCAATCATCTGAATGTCTTCATATTTATTTCTCTTCAAACAATTCACGACCTTTCAGATTAAGCAAGTGTCTTTACTGACTTAGAAATCTTAAATGCTAACTGATCCTCTGCATCTTTATGCCATGTAGAACCCTTGTTCTCACCAAGCTGAACAATACCAGATTTCTCATCTACATGCTTTGCAGTAAAGTTTCCAATTCCAATTAGAGGAACTTTCTCTGTCTTATCATTTGTAAGAGTCTCAATTACAACCTCTGCATAAGCTGAGAGAACAGCTTCTACGTCTTTCTGAGAACATCCTTCTAACTTACCTGCTACATTTCTTAATACGTCATTTTTTACCATTGTTCAAAAATCTCCTTTTAATCTTCATTTATATTTTTTCAAGTGTTTTGTTTATATTTTTTCGACAATATTTTAATTTATTGCCAAAATAATAAGAGGGTAGCGTCCATATAAGGTACACTCCCTCTGATAGTGGCTTCGTCAGCCTAAAAGACCAACATATTATCTAAAAACGCCAAAATAAGCAAAAATGAATAATATATTAGTCGTATATTAATTGTAGCTGTGAATATCTGCTTCCACAATTACTCCAAACTGAGCCGAACAGTGGACTACAATTGTTATTTAATTTAATGATATAACTTTCGTCTTAGCATCTATCAAATTACCATCTTTATCTTGACAGATAACAGCGAAACCTTCTTTCTGTGGCTTTGTTAATCTACCATCCATGTAATTCATCTTATCTACATTTGCAAAAGCTCCCTGTTCAAGAAGTCTCACATATCCACGTTTTGAATCACCAATCATATGAGTATGTGCCATCGTAACGCAATCAAATCCTTCTTTATCAGTATCCTGTAGATAATCTTTTGCCTTATCAGCAGTAGCAAGCATCCCTTGCCTATATGCTAATGGATGAACAAACCAAGTTTTACCAATCTTACATTTCCAGTCATCAATATACTGAATATCAATATCATCAAAAATATTTACAAGTGGTTCATACCAAATCTTTGATTTACTGCGTTTATCATAGTGTTTAAATCCATCTACAAAAATAAGTTCCAAAGATGTATCAGGCATAAGTTCCAAGATGTCAGTATCTAAATTCTTTGCAAAATAATTAGCAAATCGCTTGTCGTGATTGCCATAATTACATACTACTTTCTTAGGACGAATATACTCAATTAAATCAATAAGATATTGTCTACCTTGAATCATTTCTTCCATTGGTGAAATTCTATACTGTTTTGAAAATTTTGATAATGCCTGGCAATCTACAACGTCTCCATTAATTTGTAGGATATCAACTCCACGATAATCTTTCAGTAACTCATATGGTAACTGAAATGGAACATGTAAATCTGACACAGATAGGATAGTAGTGGCTACACCCTGATAGCCATGAATATAATTATCATACTCTTCATATCCGACTGCCTGTTTTCTAAGCTGATCCGGTGTAATGTTCAATCCAAGCATATCTCGAATTTCAATCCAATCCATATCTGTCTCTTTGCGCTTTTTCGCAAGGCAACATCTCAATTTCCATTCAAAATCTGTTTCATTTTCTAATCTATGTAAGTCGATTATAATGTTCACCGCCTTACTCTTCAGAATCTTCCTCTACAGGAAGTTCAAATGTAATCTTGAATCCAATCTGATCGAATGGAATTGCGTTAATTACCTGCTGAGATAAGTCCTCACCCGTTTCAGCATCTACAAGCTTTAAATCCTTTACGGAAATGTTATCTAATTTAATTGTCTTCTTAGGAGCAGTAATTTTCTCCTCTGACTCAGTAATTTTAATCATTTTTCAATCTCCTTTTTCTCCAATAAAATAGGAGAGCAGTATGCCCTCCTTAAATAATTTCGCTAATATCTGTTACAATTTTATCTGCAATATGATATTTATTTACCGCTTCGTCAGCAAAAATCCACCAATCTCTACGATAATTGGCATCATATTCGGATTCACTGATAGACGTTCTTTCCAAAATATACTCTTTGATTTTTTCTTCCAACTCTTTTGTATATTCAAGATTATCAAGCATTTTACCAGTCGCATTCGTACCAGACGAATTGTACCCGTCATGAACAAGCACAGTACAACTAGGTAATAATAATCTTTTATGTCCAGCCATTAATAACAAACTACCAGAAGAGTAACATTTTCCTAAACCAATTGTTATAATAGGCACTTTACTTAGTTTTATTAAATCAATAATTGCAAAAACTGCCGAAACACTTCCACCATCAGAATTTATGTAAATCCTAATTGGTTTCATTTTAGATACATCTTTTCCTACATCTTCTCTGTTCCAACGAATAATATCTTGATAAATTTCTACAAATCCATCATCAATTTCATCATTCCAAAGAATACATCTGTCGTCTCGTCTTGAGTAGTAATCAAGTAAAGTTGGATCAGGGAGTTTAACATTTGCGTAATTTCCTAATCCTGTATCATCTATTACATCCAATGTAATATAATCTTTATTCATAGGCTTTTCGCCTCCAATTTCATAATATTTCTCTATAATGAGATTTTTGTACCGCTATTAACAGCAATAACTTTTGTGGATTTAAGACAATCAGATATTGCATCTTCTAAATCATGTTTAAACTCAATTTTATTTGAATCACCATGAACTAAATAAATCTTTTCACAATTTATAGATTTGTAATAATTAATCATATCTTGTCGCTGCATATGACTAGAAAATGACTTCAAATCGTAAATCTGTGCCTTATTCTTAAAAGGTTTACCATTAATATTAATTGTTTTGTTATCTTTTCCGTGTTTTATTTTCCATGCTAATGTATCTTCACCAGAATATCCCATAAATAAAATACAATCAGATTCTCTTGGTAAAATACTCTGAGTCCACTTAATTGATCTCCCTGCTGTCAACATTCCTGAACTACTAAGAATGATTTTTGCACCTTTATCTGCAATAGCTGCTTTACTGTTTTCAGGCTGAATAATTCTCTGTACATTCTTCCATGACATCATTTCATCGAATAATTCTTTTTTATCACCTTCAAGAATAGAAGAGTAACAGTCTAACAATCTATTTGCTAATGGACTATCAATTAAAATTGGTACTTTGAAATTTGCATCTTTTCCAAATAAGGAATATAAAATCCATAAGATATATGGAGTTCTGTCAAGTGAAAATGACGGAATAAGAACTCTTGCATTATTGTCAACACAATATTGTTCAATCACTGATTTGATTTTTTCTATATCTTTTTTATATGTTTCTTTAGTACATTGTCTTTCCTTGCTGCAATAAGTACATTCCATTATTGCAATATTAGCCGATGACACAGGTTTAAAATCTTCAACAAAAACTCTTGTATCTTGTGTGGCAATATTACCGAGATCACTTGAAAACAGAATTTTTTTAGTATGTGAACCTCCATTTATATATACTTCACATTGCTTAGATAGAAGAACATGCCCTGCGTCAGTATATCTAATAGCAAGTTCATCAGATAAATTTACTATCTTATCAGAATCAATCTCTTGAACAAATTCGAGTGCTTTATATACAATATCTTCAGTATAAAACGGCTCATAATTTCTTTCATTTTTAAGATTTATGACTTCAATATCTCTACAATTAATATATGAAGAATCAAGCCACATTTCTTTTAGAATCGAAGTTGAACCTTTAGGTACAATTATTTTTGCATTACATTTTCCACGAGCATATAATGTTGGAATCATGGCTATATGATCTGCGTGAAGATGTCCAACAATAATAAATTCGACTTCTTGTGGTCTTACTTTTTGAATATATTTCATATTGGCTCTATAATTTTCAAGCACAGTATGATTGCCTTGAATCATTCCACACTCAAAAAGATAGCAATGTTCAGAAGTTTTTATTCGAGTACAACTACCAGTAACACCTTCAGCGTTACCTCCAATAATTTCTACTTTTACTTCATGTTTTTTCTTTGCGATGGTTTCCGACCACCTTTCGTTTTAGATTTCGTCTCTATCCAACGATTTTACTTTTTCTATAATCACTCAAAGCTTTTAAATTCTGGTCATCTTCAACCAGATAGTATTTTGCATGACCACTATAAGTCTTTTTCACATTCTCTTTTCCAATAAGCTCCCTCATTGCAAAAGCTTCTGTTTTGTTAATTAATAAAATAATTTTCACATCCTTTAATTTATTTCCTACAAAGTAGGATAGTAGTGAGCGTGGAGGGATTTGAACCCATCGACACCGTGATTAAAAGTCACGTGCTCTGCCAAACTGAGCTACACACTCAAAATAAAAAAATCAGCAACCGTACTGAATACCATTGTTTTCAGTACAGCTACCGATTTTACGAAAGAAGAGTGACATCTGAGTATAAAGCTCTCGAAATAGGACTAAAATCTATTTATAATTTCAATCAATTTAAATATCAGATACCAAAAAGGTATCTCAATCATTATCTTTTAATATTAAAATCAATAATCTTCTTATTCTTTAAGAATTTGCTCAAAATTAACGAAACGGTTATCAAAATAATGAAATATATCAAATTGTCAAAATATCAATAGATTGAAATAACAAATTGACGCATAACAATTATGAACATGTGGCGAGTCAGTAAGTAATATTCTATAGAAACCAAGTCTCAACACTTTGCCTAACTCAGTTACCCCTATTATATTTTTGCATGTTTTTGAATATGTAATCAAATACATTTGAATATATAATATACACTTTCTCTTCCTATTTGTTATACTTGCATTAATATTGTATGGCTAATATTAGACCTTGCAGCGTTATAGTTCATCTGCAACTGAACCGATTGACAATCATAATATCAATCTTAGCCCTATTTCCAAAACTTTATGAGAGAAGGAGTAGTGGGATTAACCCACTACTAAATCCTCAAATGAATCATTTATATCAAAGAGACAATCATGAAATACCTGTGTATTAATGTCAATCTCGTCAAGTTTTGCCGAAATTTCATCACACTCATTACGGTACTTCTTGATAAGATTCTTAACAGAAGTTCTGTCATAATCTATACTTGTGGTTCTATTAATGGTGTAACTATATGGCTTCTGCTCGCCATTAACATCGAACTTATAATCTCTACCTGTTGTCTGAATTTCCTTTGGCTTGCGATTAGCAAGTGTCTGAAATACAGAAATAGTACGTTGCTTTCTCTTATTCAGACTAATAGCATTGTCAATATTAATTTCTGTTGTAGCTTTTGCTTCTGCAATAGCTATGAAAAGTTTCTCTTTCTCGTCAATAACTTTAACAATAAAATCAATAACCTGATTAGGTGTAAAGTCAACATCTATCTGTTTTGCAACAACTACACCAAGCTCATCCTCTGCATCTTTGTTTGCCTTTGAGCGAAGATGATCTTCTTTTGTTGTAGTTACAAAGTCATCTCTACAAAGATAAGTTTCTGCTGAGCTTAACAAACTCTCAAGAAAATTTGCGTAACGATAAGATTCCTTTAAATTCATGTTCATTTCTCCTTTTATTCAAATAATGTGTTTACTTGTTACACTATTATATTCTCTGTTTTATCAGCCAAGAAAGCTGAATTCATTTTAAATCTGCAATGCCACTCGAAAGAGCAGCAAAGCAGACATACAAAGATTGTCGGTTTGTTTCTTCCATGACAATCGTTTTTGTATCTTGTTTTTGTGAATATTTCACTATATCTACATTTAAGAAAAACTAATTATTTGTGAAAATGTGCCAAAAAGCCTTATAAATCAAGGACTTTAACAATTCTCTAAAAAGTAACATTTTGCTTTTCTCTATATTTCTTCATTCTTTCTTTTGCATTTGCTTCATTAATTTCTTTATAACATTTTGAACAATACATTTTTCTGTTATTAGTAATCTTGATTTTTCTTCCACATCCATTTGCACACTGCTTATAACCCTTTTTAAAATTCCCTATGTACTGATTACCAATATTTTCAAATTGAGTTACTTTATAAGCAATATCATCATTAGTGTCTCCTAAATCTATTTTGATATTAAGATTATTTACTTTTTTCCCGAAATGAATATAACCATTACTATATAACTCATGCAATAATTCATTTTTTTTATCAGATGAAAGAGTAACATTGGCAAGTTTAAATACTTCTGAAAGACCTTTTGAGTCTTTTTTATTTATCCATCCTTCACTATTCATATATCTTGCAATAGCAAATAATGTAAACATAAATTTCTTTTGGCGATCATTTGGAAGAGACTCCACGAGTTTTAATTCTTTTTCATAGATAGGAACATACTCAAGTTCCCTAAAGAGATTTTTTGATTCTGAATCATATAAATCAATACATGTTTTTTTGATTTTGTTAGCATATCTATATTCCTGATACCCTTCAATATTGAATTCAAGCATCTTTGCTTTGACTGTATCAATTAGAATACTTGGATCTTTACCTCTATCAAAATAATACTTAGCAATCAATGTTATCAGATATCCATTCGAGATATTGTCTGGTTTATTACCAGACGCTAATATCTCTCTAATATATTCTTTTTCATTCAGTATATACAACTTCTTCCTCCATTTCTTTTAAACGTTTAATAATTAGTTCTCCAATACAATCCCAACAAAACTGTCTATTACCTTTATATCCATAAGTCATATCAAGAATGATATTCATACGTTCATCATCATTTGGACATATTTCTTCAGCTTTCTTCTTAAACATTTCGACCATACTTGCACGTTGATAATATTTGTCGAATTCATCCTGTTTATCAAAGATATCAGTTCTATTTAACTGTATTCCTTTTTCTTTTCCTTGTTTCTTTTTATATTCTTTGATGCATTCACAATAATATTGTTCAAGTTCTCGCAGAGCTTGCCTGTGTTCTTCAGTACAGCGTCTTTTAACCTTCAATGTATTATAATCAAATGAAGAGTCTTTATGTAATTGAGATTTGTAACCATCTAACTGACTTTCAACATATTTACAAATCTGATTCATAGAACAATTCCCTGTACCAACTGGCATTTTTCTCTCATACCAAAAAAGAAAATCTTCTTGTTCTTTTGTAAGGGTATCTTTATTATGTAAATCCTCGATAGAACATTTATAGATAGCATAGCATTTAGCATTACTTTCTTTAATGTATTGCTTGTACTGTCTTTTTGTCTCATCGTAAACATAAATCATAAAGTATGGCTTTCTGTATGCGCAAAGCGATTGCAAATATTTATTCTCTCCACAAGCACCTAAATTGTACCAACTGCTTTCCATTGGTTTTGCAATGATTCCCTTAATTTTGTCCAACTCATTTTGTTGATAGAGCTGACCACATTCTATTCTATATTCTAATTCTTTATATTCAGGTGAATCTTTCTCGAAATGAGATTGAACTTCCATCATAGATGTGACATAATTAGTGATTGTTCCAACTTGATTTCCCATACCTGCTTTATTTGTCTTTTTAACAGCAGCTTCAGTGACAACAATTTTTTCCGCATTTCGTTGGACACATTCAATAGCAGGTAGGTATCTATAGCGTCTTTTCATAACAGGATTATTAGTAGAAAAGTTCAGATCCGAGTCCCAGTCTTCCCCATTCTCAGCCATACAAAATGAATCCCAACCGTTTATAATCATAATAGTATTCATATATTGATACCAATACCGACATTCATCCGAATTATTGATATTACACATTCGAATATTATTATGACTTGTCATTGGGCTTCTAAAGAGTACAATTTCATCTTCATTTTTATCAATCCAAAATTTTGAATAACATTCATTTGCTTTTAATAAACCTGTAACTTCCAATCCACAAAGAGATTGCATAAGAGCAAATGGATCGCCACTTGCAATCTGATAGTTACCTTTTACAAATAATTTACCAATTTTCGCATCATTCATTTTTTTCTTGATATATCTATGTACAGAGTCGATTATATATGGATCTCCCAACATATATTCGCTTGTATATAAAGCACGTTGCCATGAATTTACATCAGTATTTTCGTTAATACCAAGAAATTTAACGGTAGAAGAGTAGTCGCCACACATAGCATCTTTTAAATAGTTGATTGTTGGTGCGCACAATTCCTCAACATCTTCGTCTGTAAATTCATAAGACTGAAGATATTGGTAATTCAATTCTCTCTGTTCTTCAAGAACATGTGGTGAAATTTTTGTTACAGAAAATCCGTATCCACATTCCTTATATGCATTCACATATTGCTCAATATTATCATACGCTCCCCATAATTTAAGAGAAGACTCTGTGACAATCATTTCACATTGACGAATATCTTGCATATTTCCCCAAATATCTTCAATCATATAATTACCATTATTGTATTTTTCAATAAATTCATAAATAGGAAACGGATAGAGCATTCCTTTGAGCCATGCATTTCTCAAGCACACACCGCCAGGAATATAATCAAGACCTAAAGATTCAGCTACTCGCTGCATATATTGTATAGTACAAAGATTAAAACCGTCAGATACATTGTTTTCAAGAGCTTTATCTTTAATAATTTCTCTTGTCGGTTCTTTTGAATCGCCATCATCATCGAGTGATATAACATCTGCAAAATATTGTGTAATACAATCTTTTACGACCAAAATTCCATGTGGATCACAAATCGGTTGTGATGCAGAACATGTTAATGCTTTGTAAGCTTCGTATTTTGCAGGAACTAATTTAGTATCTGGATTTCTCTTGCATTCACATAATTCATTTAATTTGTCAATGTATTGTGAATTGCAGAAGAGAAGAGTATTGTTTTTTAATCCACCAGTAGTTCCGACAAAGCGTTTATAATTAACACCATTTATGGTAACACCTTTTTTGCCAGTCACTCTTGCAAAATCAGATTTTTTATCAACAACTACCTGCATAAATATCTTTGAAAAATCAATACTCCAAATAGGTTTTTCTAAAATTTTATTTGCCATTATGCGGAATTCTTGAGCTTCAAACAGTGATATGAGTTCCTGATATTTAAAAGCCTCTTCTTTGGTAATCTGTAAATCCCAATTAGAATACTTTAGTTTATTTGTTCCAATTTTAAAAATCTCATATTGAGGTACGCTAATACCAGCCATAAATCCTCCTTTTGTTTATTATTAATATTTTCTAAGTTCATTTAGCATAAATTCCACATTATCTCCATACAATTCAAGTGAAATTTCTTGATAACCGCTATACCACGGATTTGTATAACAACCAAATTCAGCACATATGTCAATGATTTTAGATTGAATTGTGTTTCGTTTGGGTTCTAAAAATCTTTTTCTTTTAGTTGTATAACATTCATATATTTTTCCAACTTCATCAGATCTTCCAACCGTTATTTCATGTTTTTGAACTGTTGCAGTCAGAATGTAGTCGATGGCTTCTTTGTAATATTTCTTTACTGTTCCATCTTTCTTTTGAAAACAATACACTTTGAATCCTCCTTTTTTATCTACACTTATATATTCTCCAAATAAAATTTCTATTTACTTTTTAATAATGAATTCCTTGCCCATCCACTTAATATACACAACGTCAGGCAAGTCATGTATCTTAGGTACAAGTCCATCAAGTTTATAAATAATCCATTTTATCTTTTTCTTAATCCAACTCATATGACATCTCCTTTGTAATAACTCCCATTAAATCAAGTAACCTATTAACAGTTAAACAGTCTTTGTGATAAGTCCATCCATTAATCTCAACGTAATCGTCACCCTCAAGGATATACTCATCACAATAACCGCACTTAACTCTTGCCTTTTTACTTGGCTGCCAAAGAGGACATCTGTAATCATGCTCACCTATTCCTCTACAGTATGGACAGCTCATGATCTGTTCTCCTCATTCTCAAATTCAGCATTGCCACGCTCAAAACATTTCTGTGTATACTCATAAGTCTCAATCGACTTGTCAAAATATGAACTATTGGCAGCTTGCTCAACAATTGCACACACATCCTTCTTTATATTCTCTCTTGTGCTTGTAATGTATTGAGTATTAATTTCCTGTGAACAAATCTGCATTCTGTCGTCAACTTCAGTATTACGAAGCCACATGCTCAGTGCATACTTGTTCATATCCTTAACATATCTGTATATGCAATCAACCACATAACCTTTATATTGATTCTTTGGTAACTCGACAGTTATCATTGTTCCTTGATAATAATTTCTCAGCATAATGTAATCCTTCTTTCTATTTATTGTTGTTTATTGTAATTTGAAAAATATAATTCTTAGACGAGTATTTCTCCATGAATAAGGGTAGAATTTTCTGTATACTGTCAGAATAGTAAATTTCTGGCTAGAAATGGTATCTCAGACACTTTTATTCTCACGAGCCTTGCGAAGTCTTTCAGCGGAAGCTTTCCTCTGCTCTTCAGTCATAACTCTTGTTGTTTTCTTCGCTCTGAAACTGATAAGAGTTTTATCCTTTAATAAATATTTTTTACCTCTACCTGTATCTTCGATAAGAGAGTACATATCAGGGCTTTCCTTACATAACTTGTCCAATTTCGTAATATATGTAGAATCGGAAGCATATATTGTTGCAAATTTCTCATCACGCATTGCATTAATACAAATTTCCTGCTCCTCAATTGATATGCTAATATTTATATCTGCCATTATTTTTGTCTCTCCTTATAATCATCTAATACAACTCTGTTTCTTACACATGACCTATCAAATCGCCATGCAGATTCAATACGTTCTGCAATATTTCTACTGCCTTCATAATCAGTGCAAAAATCTGATATACAAATATTTCCCCCATATGTATTTGCATATTTATGGTTCTTTGACTCGATAGTTACAGTTCTGTTCATTTAATAATTCTCCTTTACCGTTTAAAAATAATTTGTTCATTGTAATCAGCTCCTTTGAGTGCTGCGTTTATAGTTCCTATATTTTATTATTCTCCAAAAGCTCTATCTGTTTTTTTATTTCTTTATCAGGACTATATTCTTTATCAATCCTTTGTCCATGTTCATCATGAATAAAATGTCTGTAATCAGCAAACACCTTTGGAGTAGTAGCATATTTTTCTTTGCCATCCTTAATATATATTTCTCTCTTCATAGGCTGACATTTCACAATTTTGAGTGCTTCTAAAATATTAACTATGCGACTGATATATCTTTCAGAAAGTTCAATATCTTCTGAAATAGTCTTAAAATATCTATAACAACATAGTGGTTTACCGTCCATTCGATTCAAATTAACACGAATATAAGAGAGTACAAGTAAGATATAAGCTGATGATATTCTTGCAGTATCAATCTCTTTATCCTTCAATTCTTCTTTGAAATTTAATATTGCATCTAACTCATCAAAGTAAATGATTCCAAACTTGTCAGGTACATCGAATTTTTCTATATTAAGTTTTACTTGTTGGTATTTGACCGAATTGGTCTTTTCTTTTAGACATTTCTCAAAATCTGGACACGATTCAAAGTATCCATAATGAGAGAGAAGTAATAGAACTTCATAATATTTCTGATTTATCTTTCCATCTCTGTAGTTAGGTTTCAATTTAGACCAGTAGCAAAGTTCTGTTGTAGAAAATGCCACTGTGTCATCAAGTGAACGCCTTGCACAAAGATATGAGAAGATTATTACACGTTTAGATGAGAGATCCGTATCATAAATGATTTCTCGTGGTATTTTTACATAGTTTGGCAAGACGTATCACCTCACTATGTTAAGATATTAATGAATCAAAATCACCAAATGATAACGTATTTTTCTTTGAACAACACTCGTTGTATCTCATAAGAATTCCGAAAGCAGTTTTAATTCCTACATTTTTTGTGCGATTATATGTATCTGATTTTTCTTTAATTTTAGAAAAGCATGACTGAGTAACTGTTTTTGTTGCTTTATCAATGAATACTTTTTTAAACTCTTTTTCGATGATTGAAGACTTATAAGCTAAATAAAATTTTGCAAAACCTTTAAAAAAAGTTGACTGCAATGAGTATTTATTGCCATTACAAACTGTATATAACATAATGAGCATATCTGTAAAATCAATATCTCCTAATTCGTCATATACTTCTTCGATAGTCGCAGGACATCCAAAAGTATTTTCTTTAGCACCACCAGAATATACAATAGAAAATCCTGCTTTATTAGCGCATTCAATTACATATTTCCATTTTGGATCAAATTGAGAACGTGCTTCGTAATCTTCGTTTGTTCCATAAGAACGTTTTCCATTATTTAATTGTGAAAATAACTGATATTCATCCTGTTCAGTTAATCCCCTATAGATATGACATACCAATGTTCCTTCAGAATCAACCATCATCTTAGCAAGTTTTCTTTTTTGTCCTTCTACAATACCATACTGTCCGTCACGATAACTCACATGAATTGGATCACACAGTTTATCCTCCCAATTAGATGCTAATTTTCTAACATCATTTTCTTTGGGTGTTTTTTGACATTTTAATTTTGCATGTAAAATCTTACATGATAAAACCTCTGTGCTATCTGGTACAAATAATGCATTTTTCTTCTTCATAATTAGTTTTCTCCTTTAACTGTTTTTTTGATTTTTTCTTCAAGTTCCATGATTGCTGCTATCACATTATCAAATTTTTCAATAGCATAATCTAAATCATTATTCTCCATTTTTTTACATACTTCATGTAAATCAAAAATACGATAATCACATGATTCAATATCTTCTAATAAAGTGTTAGCCATAATATCAAATTCTTGTTTTGGAACTATAGAATCCAATACATTTACAGGTGTTTTTGTTGATATAAGAGCATTTAATAACTGTTCATCTGTAAATTCGTCATTAACGTTTTGATTGTTTTTCTGATTTGGAAGATGACCTTGTTGCATACCACCATATAATTTAGCTGCTTCTTGGTATGTTTTTGGTTTAGAAGATGATTGTTCTGTGTTTATATTCTCTTTTTTCTTTTCTTTTTCTCTAACTTTTTCATAACCTGCATTTATACTAACTTCATTTGAGAGAACTTTTTTCTTCAACTCCTCATCATCTGACTTCATGACCTTATTAAAACGTGCAACCGTGCCAGTTCCAACACCTGCCATTTTTGCTAGTTCCTTGTCTGTATGGGTACTTATAACTTTTTCTCCATTTGGAGAAGAAGTTAAATCTGTGCGAGTCCCTTGTGTGGATTTGGCTTGTTCTTGAATTTTTCTTTTGAATTTGTCCATTACTGCTAATCTTTGAGCAGGTGGAAGATTACGTCTGCCAAGCTGTGTGTTAATCATCCATTCCATAACATCAATAATAGTTGCATCATCACCAAGAATAAGTTCTTCTACAGGAAATTCGATATTGTGTTTTTTACATAATTCATAGCGATTATGTCCATCTACTATGTAATCATTCCATATATATATAGGTGCGCCTTTATATCCATATTTCAATAAGCTGTCTTCAAGTTGCTTTTTTTCTTCACCTGAAAGTGGAGGTATAAAATCTCTCAATTCAGGATTGATTTTTAGTTCTTTCATTTTCTTTCCTTTCTTTTAAAACATAATTTACGGTTACAATTTGTGAGATGAGAGTGTGGTAAGTGGTTCAATAGTATATTCTCCATTTGAATTCACAAAAACATTAAAAGTTGCACTTGTATGAAATTGTTAAAAATTCATTTAGGTACATACAGCATGTACCTAAAAGTGAAAATTTACTTCATTTGGGTACATCCCAGCTATCAATTTTGTGCAGTCTATATCTATATAGACTCATATTATCAAGAGAAGAATATTCCGTTTGTATTTCGCTAACGCTACATACAAACTCCATAATTTTTTGATTGATTGTTATTGGTTAATTTAGGTACATGGTGTTTTGGATTGATGGTTTCATTTGGGTACATATATGATGTACCTATAATTTTATTCTCTTTTTTAATTATTATTCTGCTCCAAATCAACATACTTCTCTTTATAAATATCCTCTACAAAGAATACTGGCAATTTGTCATGGTACTTTTCATATAATTCTTCGTCAGGAATATGAGAGTAACATTTACCTATTGGAGTATCTACTGTTCTGATATAATCTTTTACAATAGATTTATTTTCCTTGAATCGCTCATTTATTTTTCCACAAATAATACAGTAGGTATATAAACCTGTATTAAGATGAGTTTTCCCTATAAATGTGGATCTGTATTGAATCAGACATTCTTCATAATGATGTTTGTGTTTTGATTTGCGATTACTCTTTGAGATATTACTTTCTTTCTGCTTAAGATATTTTTGGTATTTCATTTTCTTGTATCATATTTGATTCCTCCTTGATATATTATTCTCTCTTTTGATATTGGCTTATTATCAGTTGTCTACCCTAAAGATATTCTTTTCTTGCTTACGCTGCGAAAAGACCGTCCCTATCAAGGGACTATATCTTGTGCTTACGCACAGGCGTACATACATACGCACATATGACGTATATTGTTATTTTTCCTTATTGGAATAGTAGATTTAAAAAATATATTGTTTAGCCAATAAAGTGTAAGGGTAGTAGGTTAGAATTTTCTACACACTGTCAGGACAGTAGATTTTCAGCTTGTAGAGGGTATTATGAGAATGAATGTTATACATTTTATATAAAATACGTTGCATTGTTGATAAAATATTTAGCTATATTGTATAGTTTGAGATTTGGAGTTAAAAAATATGACATCGTATTTTGGCTTTTAAGGTATGTAAAAGAAAGTACGTGGAGAGATTGTTGACTAAGAATTAGAACGGCTTATTTGGATTAATATGAGCGTTAGAGAGTGTGGGTGTATATTTTGGTATAAAAAATAAGACAGACTGAGTAATCAATCTGCCTTAAATAATTAATTTTTATTTAGAATATAGCCAACTAGATTCTGGTTTAGCTATGAGACGAGCATTATTATATGCCATATCAAGTGTTAAGCATGTATATCCTTGATAACAATTATCTAATTTTGTAACCGCCAATGCAAGATCTGGTTTACCTTCATCTGTATCTAAACATAATGGAAGTAATAATTGAATTTTATCTTCATAACATTGTGGAATTGCTAATTTATAGTTTGCTGAGACTCTACGTTTCATTAATTCAACTGCACCTGTTAAGATACACATTTTATTTTCTTTTTCTAAAAATCCTTTTGGTAATCTTTCTTTATTCTTTTCATCTTCTAAAATATGCTTGAAATGTATATCTATTGGGTAATGCCAATCAAACAATAGAAGAGAAGGATCTTCAAAATAGTTGGCTTTTTGTGGACGTTCAGATATTCCATGTTGATTTAATTCATGTCCAGTAAGAAATGATACATTATACTCCTGGTCAGAATATGCATATATTGATTCATAATATTTGGTAAAGAGTCCTGTATTAAATAAAGCATAATTATCTTTTCTTATAATTTGTCTTTCTGTTCTAAGACGTTTATAGGTATGAACTAGATAATTAGTTAATATACCATTATTAGGATAAGTCGGATTTGACCAAATTTCTTTATCTGCTTTTTTAGATAAAAGTTCAGTATATTCATTCCAGTTTACATTAAAATGTCCCATATGCTCAGCTCCTTTTGTATTTTTAAACGCCTCTGTAAGTATATCATATTTTTGAGATTCTGAAAATGGGAAAGTAGCAGTGTCATCTGGTTTATATAATTCAAATGGGTATGATTCATATTTTTGTAATTTTTGTGGTATGTATTCACATTGTAATTCTGTTTGTGCTTTTCTATATGCTTCTAGTGGAGTGTTGGCATATACGAGATAGATATGATCATAAGGTTCATAGCAATAAGCTGCTGTCGTTGGTATTAGATATGTATTCATTTGAGTTCTCCTTTTTTCATATTTCGTTCTTTGCTATAATTACATAAATTGTACTGAGTTCCTTCTCTAAGTCTTCTTTGGACTGTTCCGATAGAACAATTTAATTTTTGAGAAATCTCATCTACAGAATATCCTTTATTCCATAAATTACAATATTTTTTAACTACGTTATTTGTAGCAAATTTTCCACATTCGAATGCTGATATATTCGAAAAATCTATAAAAGTTAATACTGATTTTGCTATATTATATAAATTGTTTTGATCTCTTGCATCTATGACATAATACGCTAATCCATTTTTTATAGCTGTATTGCGTTTTAATTTATCTGATTCGATACATTCTATGTATTGTCGTTCAGCAGTTTTCTGTTCTCTATTTGGATTTTTAATTGGCTCATAATGTTGTATACCATTTATTTCAACAATAGCGTTATATTTTGGTAGATAAACGTCATACCATCTATTTTGTAACCATTGAAATTCTTTTTGAACCTCAAATTCAATTTTTGCTTGTATAAATATTGAAAATATAAATCTTTCTGTCCATGAGCTGCGAATTCCACAGACAGGACATGAAGAAATTCTATCTTCACGAGTTTGATAATTATATCCACAACATAAGCATTTGAGTTTATATCCCCTTGCTGTTTCATAGTTTTTAGTTGCTTTAACAGATATTCTGGTTTGTTCTATAACCTTTGATTCCTGAAAATCTTTGGCTATAATGTCTCCAATTTTATATAGATATTGTCTAGTATTCTTATTTTTATTTAGAAAACTTGGAATTTTTAATTGTAAAAGATTGGAAGTAGATGTAGTTATGACATTATCTTGATATTTAATTGTCACAAGGTTGTTGCGATTAATGGATTTGTAGTCAATTATTTTGATTATTCCAGTTAGATCATCATATTGGAACGGTAATTCTTTCCCAATATTTTCTTTCCAGTTGAAGTGTCCTTTATTATTTCCTGATGTGTATTTAATTAATGTAGATGTGTCTAAATGTTTTATCATTAAAATCCTCCTTAAATGAAAATAAACTTTGTTACATTTATTTATTCTCTTTTTTGAATGGATTTTTTATTGAAAAACGATATCGTGAAAAATGTTGAATTTTATGGGAATTATTAATTTCGGATTAGATTTTTTGAAATTTAGAAGATTGAAAAATAGGGTAATAAATTGAAATAATGCCTGATTTATAAGGGAGTTGACGATATGGTATGCGATAACGTGTTAATTTGAATAAAAATAGAATTTTGCTTGATTTTGTTGGGTTTTGAGGATATCGACAAGGTAAAATTTTAAAGAAAGTCTGTAGATGAATCAGCTATAGGGCTTGCTGCATTTCCAACCTTATTAGTTAGTTTTAACTACCCCCGGTTAGGCAAAAAAGAATGGTTAATAGATATATATTAGTCATTGTTTTTCAGAACTATAAAACCATTATATATAGTTTTTGAAACTATGTTAGGCGATATTAATATTATTATCTGGTATAATTCCATTATCGTTAGTTATCCACATTTTTATAAGTTATCAACAATCGGATAAAACTTATCCACATAGTTATCAACAAATTGTGAATAATTCACAATAACCCACACCAAAACTATACTAAAATTATACAATTTTAACAAAATAATAAAAATCCTAAAAAATGTATTGCAAAATCCCAAAATTTGTATTATTATTGACTTGTCCGAAAGGGCAAGGGGCAAAACCCCTTTTATAAGTCCATACGTTAAGGGTGTCGGAAACCTAATTATTACTTCATTTAGTAGTAATTGACAAATCAATATTTCAACACTTGTTACATGATAACAAGAATCCTACTTGCATAGGATTAACAAAAAGGTTCATATAACCATTCATGCAAGGCATTAGATAGCAGGTATCTAAGTCGGACACGGCAAGTATAAAATGTATGTCAAAACGGCTATATAGACTAAAGCCACGACAGCAAACTCAACTGTCTTAGTACCACTGTAGAATGGTAGAATGGTACTAATAGAATTGTAAGTGTAAACTTTGGTAAACCTATATAGTAACATTACAGACAGCTATTGCATGAGATGCAGTTAGCAAGTTCAGGGGCATGAACTAATTTTACCTAAACATATTTGACGGGGCGCAAGCTAATGTATATACAGCATATATCCGTTAGTAAGTACCAATACATAGCACAATTTTCTATAATCTGTATCCGTACAGATTTTACATACAAGCCAGTAAAAAACATTTAGTTGTTAGGTTTTGGTTTTATACTGGTTTACAAAATAGCTTATATCCGTATGAGCTAGTGCGAAAAACTCAAGTTTTAAAATCTCCGAAAACTTGTTTTAGTTCAATCGGTTTAAAAAAATATAAGTAACCTTAGTCGGTGAATAGTGCGCTAGTTGGCACCATTGGATTTTTATAAAATCTTTTGTAGTGGTTCAATTCCATTATAGCGCAGTCGCTGGAATTATTCCAGTAAAAAAAACATTGAAACTTATTTATTTTTTTCGTGGATGTCCCCACGTTAAAACTAGGATGGAAGGACTATTTATGTTAAAATCTGAATTATTCGACATCAAAACTGACGTAACTAATCTCGATGCTTGCAAAAAGGATAACTTCTTAGTTATGGATGCAGTCAAGACCGTTGTCCGTCATGCTGAGCTTGCAAAGGCTGAGAAGGCTTTTACAGACTTGCGCGAGAAGTTTGAAAGAGTAGCTCCTGGTGTGGATGCTTTAACCGCTGAGGTTGGGGTTGTCGTTGAGAAGCTCGGAGTAGATGCAGGGGACTTTATCTCTAAGCGGGATAATGTCGTAGAACTTCGCAAAGAGGTAGAGGCTTGCATGTCACTCGATACAGTGACCGCTTTACCACTGACAGACCGTGTTCACATCAATTTATTAGCGCACCAGATTTATAAATCTATTGATATTACAGCTTTTAATTCTGATTTTCTTTCAGATGAAAGAGCAAAGAAAATTGCTGATGCTATCAAAACATTTTACACAAAAGGTTCAGGGCTTAAACAATTCAAAGAGTATCTCCGTCCGTTGATTGTTGAGATTTTTAACAATGAGGATTGTAAGTATTTCTATCCAGTTACTTGCAAGCGTTCATTTATTGATGAGTGGTTATTACATCATTTTGTCGCTTCTTTTGGCGGTAACGCTAGTAGAAAGATTAAGACTGGCAAGGATGATTTAGGTAATAAAACGGTGAATTATGAGCCGTATAACTACAACCTTAATCTGACTAAAGCTCAGCAAGTAGCAAGTATTACCGACTTGTGTTCGGTTGTCCTTGCGAATGAGAAATACCATGAGGTTATCAAGCCTGAAGTAAAGTCTGAGGACAAAAAGGCTGCAAAATAATCTAGGTAGTAGTACGCAAGTGCTAGGTGAGCAGGGTTCGATTCCCTGCCTGCCTATTTCAAAAATCGCACTACAAGTGCGCCTAATTTTAGGGGGTGAAACCATGCCAAAAAATAACCACGTACACGCACCAAAATTTTATGTGCGTTTATGTAAGGGAACTGTTACAAATCTGCCTTGCGATTTTAAGGTGTTACCAGGTGCAATCTACGGTAGATACACCAACGAAAACGAAAAGCGTGTTTTCTGGGTATGCGATGATTTTGCGCTTTTCAATGGTAAATTGCCAGTCCATATTTTCTGCGGATATTGGCAAGATGTGCTTGTAAATGCAGACCATCCGATTTATAAGTGGGTAAAGTCTGCGTGTGAAAAGCTAGGCTATATTCCTACGGTTCAAAGGGAAAATCTGTCCTTTGATAGTTGTAAAAGCATGATGAAAACATATGCTTTGCATAAAAAAGGAACTGGCTCACGGATTAACACACATCAGATTAATAATCCGCTTGAGTGGAACGAGGTAACTGAAGAGGCTCATTGGTACGGAAAAGGCAACGCTGGCTGGACTGCCTCAAATATTAGAGATTAAGGGGAAATAGTATGATGAAAGACAAATTTTCACAAGAATTATATTCTATTCGACTTGCCTATAATATAGGCGTATTTTCAAAAGAGTATGCACGAAATAAGTTTGCGCTTTTATATGCACGAACTTTTGGCAGTGCGTCTGGAATTTATAGGGAAATGGCACTTTGCGACTTTGAAGAGTGTTTCAGAGATTAAGGAGGACTTACGTCATGAATAATCAGGCTTTAATAGAAAACATGCTTGACATGTGGCTGTCTCAAAAACAGCTTGAAAAAATCAAAGAGGGTTGGAATGCCTTTTATAATGAACCTTTGAAATATAAGGGAACTGTAGTTATAGACATGATTAAATTAGATTTGCAGGAGGTATAATCATGCTTAATATGCAAACAACAATTCATTCAGATGCAGAAGGTAACTATAAGGCAAAAGATATAATATCTCAACTTATAAAGGCAGATCTAGGAATAGAATTGCCTAATAAAAAATTAAAAGATATATGTCTTGCGGATTTAAAATATGAGGGTTTGCCATGCACATATTCGCATACAGAAGGCACAGTCTGGAATAATGAGTTGCGTACTTATACAGAACGCAAAATAACATTATGTTTTGGATAATTATATAAAGGCAGATTAAGTTCTGCCTTCCGTCTTACGGTGTGAGTCCGTAACCGATGAGCAGTAGCGAAACGGAAATTGAAAAGGAGGCTGATTTTATGGTAACATTGTAGATAGGTACAGTGTGCCTAAAAAACAAAAGGAGGGCATTACTATGCTCAAAATTAACGATTGGAACACCGCTCAACGGATGGAGTCTTTGCGTCAAATGGATAACCATTTGCGTGATATGTCTGTAGGTAGCAGAGATACTATTTGGCAAAAATATGGCGGTGGTCTGAAAGCAACCGCAGAAGAAACAAGGGAAAATTGGGAACATATAGCAAAAGATGATGAATTATATCTGAATGCATTGTTTTATTATATGGTTGCCACTCTTGAACCTCAGACATTAAAAAGTTTTGGGGTTAAATAGTCTACGGAAATTAAGGGCAAGGGACAACTTTGCCCTTTTACAAAAGCGAAATTATATGCTATTATAGGAGGTGAATAACTGATGGAGGCATATAAGAAAATGCGTATTGAATATACTAGGCTTTTTAATAAGCTAAAAGAAAATAATTTAACACAAAAAGAATTTAAAATAGCTGCCAATATTGGTGGTGGTACTATGCAAAAATTAATTAATAATGAATCTGTAACATTAGAAATTATTTGTCGTATTTGCGATTATTTTCAATGTATGCCTGATGAGATAATGGAATTCATCCCAGATAGTAATTATATAGAGAAGCAACAAGCAAAGCAAGAAGTCCAGGCTCAAATAGCAGAGCTTCAAGCGAAACTAAAACAGATGTAATGGAGGATACAACTATGGATAAATTAAGATATTCCATAATTATAGACGGTCATGATGCAATGGAAATTGCCTCATTAAAAGATGCAAGATTTCATGCTCAGACCGCAACGCTCAACGCAAAAGAGCAAGTAGAAATCTATGACAGCGAAACGGATTCTGTTGTAGAAACGTTCTATCCAGAAGAAATATAGCACACCAAAGCACCCAAACGTAAAAACGCAAAGGGTGCTATTTTTATACCCAAAATTAAGGAGATAAACGAACCATGAAACGCAAAATGGCATACACATTTATCACAACAGCACTCGTAATGAGTGCTTTTTTAATAGGCAAAACAGCTCACCAACCATCAATCCCAGTTGATGACGTTGCAGCTTATTATGTAGATAGTAATGGAAATCTCAATCTTGAGATGAAAGATGTCCGTTGCATTAATGATAATTGGAACAACCCAATTTACACGAATTACTTAGCAGAGCAAGGTATACCAGATATCACGGCACAAACGGAGAATAATATATTAAATCTTGCCTCAGTTACAGATTATGAGGCAAACGGAACCACATTAACACTCACAGACCGCAATGGTGATTCGTGGGTAATAGAGAAATAGAAGGGAGAATAACAAAATGGGCGCAATAAAATATAACGCAGTTCGTATAGCTAAACAGCTTTGCTATAGCGAAACAACAATTAACAAAATTAAGGCAGCAACATCCGAAAGCGAAATCACTCGGATTTTGCGCACCGCAAGAGAGGAGGAACTGTAAAATGCAAAAAGCAATAGTATACAGAGCGTACAACGGAATGGAAATCATAGACACAAGACCAGAAGCAGAGATAGCATATGAGAATATGCGTTATGCAGAAGAGCTTTATGTAAAGAGAAATAAAAGACAAAACAAAAATCACAAGAGCTTTGCGGAAATTTTATCCGCATTGTTATAAGGAGGCAAAACATGGTAAAAGGATACACCGTACCCAACGGCTATATGGGATGGCTGAAAAGTGAAAACAAGTATCAGTTATTCGCAACGGAAACTGATTATCTTGAATATGTATTATTAAAGGAGGATGCAGCATGAGTTACACACTATTTAATGTTCCAATGTATAACGAGCGGAAGGCAATCCGTTCATTAAAAAGAAAAGGCTACACAAAAATTACAGTAGTGGTAAGGCAAAACCTTACTTTGACTATTACAGGCAGAAGAGAGGTTGATTAATATGTTAGATTATGCTGATTTCTACCGCATAGCTGATTGTGCTAATATGAATTGGAAAGGCGGTTTCGCACCAATCGAGATAGCTGAAAATGCGTATAATTATTTATGCGAGTTTCAGTCAAGCAAAGAAAAAGGTGAGCCAAATGATACAATCAAGTATTTGCTTACCAATCTCGATGAAGATATAGCAAACGGAGAAGATTTGGAGGATATCCGTTATTGGACAACGGAAATCCGCAAAGAGTTAGGGTTGAATGAGCCTATAATTTAGTTACTAAACGGTTTGTCAAAAGACAAGCCGTTATTTTTATACAAAAATTAATTTTAAGGAGGACACTATTATGTGTAAAAGAGTTTATTTATCAGCAAAAGAGGTAGAAAAGGAAATGCAGGAGTCACGGAACGTAGATGGTTTTACAGGAAAAATGGAAACAGATTATATTTCCAGAATGATTAAGGATGCAAAGAGAAATAGTATGGTTGGAGATAAACTTCAGCTTGTAGTTGATCCTATGTACATTCATATTCCTGAATGGCAGAGAAGATTAAGTCTTGCAAGGGCTTATGCAATTGGCAACTCGTATAACAAATATAAATGGGATGTACCGAAAGTGTTATTCCATGAAGGTAAATTATGGGTAATTGATGGTCAGCACCGAATTTACGGAGCATTTAAGGCAAAGATGGATGCCGTCGTGGTTGAAATCATGGAGTGTTCAATGGTAGAAGCGATTGAGTTATTTATTAGTCAGTCACAGGACAGAAGCAAAATGCAACCAATGGATATTTATAAGGCGGCTATTGCAGGACACAAGGAAGATTATATGAAATTGCAGGAAATTTGCCATAAAAATAATGTAGCAGTAAAGGGAGATGAAGATACAACAAATACCGTTGGAACTCTTACATCAATTTCAGACGGTATTCATCTAGTGCAGACAAACGTAAATCTTCTTGATTCTATGCTGAAATTGCTTGGAAAACTTGGTTGGAATGGATATGCAGATTCTTACAATGGTAAGGCATATACAGCGAAAATCATTCGTGCATTAAAAAGACTGTATGCATATTGTGAAGGAAGAACAGACGAAATGGAAGCTGCTTTACTTGAGCATTGTAAGGGAACTGAATACTTTGTTGAAAATATCATGGATAAAACACAGGCACAGATTTTTGATTATCTATCAGAAATTGTACGTTACGAAATGGAAAGTCCATTTACAGCAACAAAGAAAAAAGCAACAAGAAAGAAGGCAATTTAAGAGAATAACTATATGCAAAGGAGGTGCATAGTTATGGTATATGCATAAATAATGCATAATAGCTGGGATAACGGCTATGGCTATACGGTCAAATAAATAAAAGGAGAGAAAACAAATGAGCAAAAGATGGCATAGTGATATCCGTGTCGTCAATCCAGTAATGGAGATGAACGGATACCATATCAAACGGAAATCAGGTTCTCATTACATATATGAGAATGAAAAGGGAGATGTAATAAGTCTTCCAGAGTCGTTAAACAGAATGCTATGGCTTGGTGAATGTAAAAGGCATTCACTAAAGGGTGGCAGAGAGTTATTGTCAAAAATTAGTAGTAGGAGGTAATAAGAATGAAATGGATAGAGTTATTACGGAATGGAGACTATGCATTACTGCAAAGCGAAAGTGATACACAGTACGCAGTTGTAAGTGGTTATGATCCAACGCAGCCAGAAGGTCAGCAGTGGGCGCATGGAATGTATTTTACTTATTTCGAGAACAATCCTAAGAAGATATTATATCTTCAATCAGCTTATGATTGCTTTATGGAAAAGGTAAATGCAGATTTTATCCCACGTTGCAGACTTGAAGAGTTAGCAACATTTTTCAAGGATGGCTTAATCTCTGACGACAGAGAAAGTGCATTTGAATATTTTGACGAAGTTTGTGAAATGTCAGAGGAAGAGAAATCTTTCTTTGGCATTGAAGAAGGTAGTCCTATTGCAAACACGAAATTTGAGAACCCTATGTATAACAAGGGTTATGATGATGGGTTCTCTGATGGTGCAAATAGTATAGAAGAGGAATAAACAAATATGGGGAAAGAGTATGAACACACGCCAATTCAAATGGCAGAAAAATTACTTGAATTTAACAGAGATTTTTCAGACAGTGCAGAAGAGTGTCAAAACGAAAAAGAGTGTGTAGCAGAATTATTTGAGAAATTACAGAACTCAAATGAGTTTAACATTCTTGCTCATTATTTAGACACAATGTTCATGGATGAGGTTTTTAACAAGTAAATGGATATTTCTTTTGGAAAGGTAAAGTGATTATATGCAGCATTTAAAAACGGAGAAATGTGTTATATGCGGAAATACAGCGAAAATGTGGCATGGTTATGTAATTGCCAAAGATAAAATGGCTTTAGGTAATTATATAGATAAAAAAGTGATTGCTGGATTTTGTGATAAGCATAGTGAAATATTATGCAGTGGACAAGATGGAAATTACGGTTGCTACAATTCTGAGTTGATGGGAAAATGTATTCCTTTATTCAACTCGTGAAATGCGTGTTTCTTTAGAAAGGAAGGTAATTATGATGAAATGGAAATTATTTTGTACAGTAACAATGAAAAGCTATGAAGTAGAAGCCGAAAGCGAATTTAATGCACGAAAGAAATTAGCAAGTGAATTAAATGTACCATTATCTTGTATTGATGTATTTAGATAAGGCAAATAAATTCGCATTTCTTTAGAAAGGAATGGTAAGCAAAATGGATTATTTATATGTTATAAGCAGAATAGAGTATGAAGATGCAATAGTTTTACAAGTAATGTGCAGAGATGGTGTACATACTTGTTATCACAGCAAAGTAAACTAAGATTTATTAAGGAATTGGAGGAACAAAGATGGTGAAATATACAGAAATTTCTGATTTGAATAGTGATCAGATAAAACTGATTAACAAAAATGGATGGTGTATTTTTACAGAATGTGATGGTAATGGAACATATTATTATCATAAAGGGATTCATTGGGTAAACAGAATAGAATATATCATTTTATCAGAGAATGTCGATATAGAAGATATAAACTCGCATAAAGAATTAAATAAAATTGCAACATATGATGATGCTTTTGATAAATTGGTAAGAGAAAAACTGTTACCTGTAGCAGATAAATGCTATGTGTTCTTAGTGAAAAATCCAGCAAATTATCACTTTGAGCAGATATGGACAAATAAAGGATTAGAAAAGGCTATAGAAATAGCGAAACTTAGATTTAGATTTAAGCATACATATTATAATTCAAAAGATTACGATAAAATGGAAAACTTAATTCTTAAACATAATCGTAAAGTTAAAAAAGATACGGAAAAAGCAGTGGAAGTTTTAAAGGCAAATGGATTCAAAGTTGTGTCTGATAGATTTGCTGCATTGAGTTAATTTGGAGTAGGTATTAGTTGTGCATTTTGTGTAGATTGTGATTATTATGATTATAGCTGAAGAAACTGGGATTTTTTGATAAGATTGGAGGAATTAATATGGAGGAAAAAATTAACCAAATTCGTGAACTGGTAAGAGAAATTAAATCTTATGATGATATTTTGTATATGTATGAGAGAGATAAAATCGACCTTGAAATAAAGAAACAGGAGCTGTGGGATTTATTACAAAAATTATAACGGTTGAAACTAAGTTTCTTAAGAAGGAGTGAAGCGAAATGAGTAAAGAAAAAGAAAATGAAATATTGGATGCTGTAGATATTGTATGCTTGAATTGTGTAGAAGACACACTTAATGATAATAGTGTATGCAAAAAGTGTCCAGTAAGGAAGTTGTGCAATTCATTAGAAAAATAAATCTAGTAACTAGACAAAGGCAACCAGAGAATAAATAATTGGTTGTCTTTTTTAGTAGAGAAAATTAGAAGATTTCTTGGTAAGATTGGAGGAAAAATTAATGGAAAACAAACCCTGTGCAATAGCAGTACGGATTTATGAATCGAATGGAGCAACAATGGCAGATATTAAGACTTCTCCTTGTGACGGATTGAGAATGGAAACAATTATATGGACAAAAATAAATGAGAGGGAAAGATTCTTATATAATGGATATACATTGTTTTATGATGAACGAATTGAAAATATGAAACCTTTTGAAGAAATTAGATAAGGAGTGGAGCGAAATGACAAGTATTGAAAAGTCAAAAGAGGGCGCACGGAACTTAAATGAATTCACGGATCATTTGATTAAATTACTTGAATCGGATGATAAGCGGTTCTCATTTGAATTTTGTGCAGGTGGCACAATGGAGATTTACGACAAAGAAAAAGAAATCGGTTATGTCGTTCACATTACACCAATTGAATATGATGAAGATGGAAACGCAATTAATTTATAACAACCGCAAAGGCAGTTAGGAGAATAAATACCTAGCTGCCTATTTTTATTACAGGAAATGGAGGAAACGATTATGTATGATTTCACAAAAAATGAAATGGAAATGATTAAAGACAATTTACGGGCATTTATTGCAAACTTTGGTTATCCACGGATTACAAGAGGAGACGATGGAGAGAGTTTCTATGTATTCACTGATGATTCAGATTCATGGAGACAGTATTGTTACAACATTGATTATTTGAATGGTTGGCTATATGGATGTGTTCAGACAGCTTGTGGAAATCCAAAGCGAGATGAAGAAATGCGTACAATGTGCGATAATGCAGGATTCAGAGAAAGATATGCAATTATGCATGGTAAAAGAGAAATAAAAACAATTAGTAATCACAAGTGCTATGTGTTTACGTATTCAGATGATATTGAGTATCAGGATGCAAATGGAGCTACATATGACACAGTTACAAAAAGTTGGATTAATTAGAAAGGCAGGTTGATTAGTATGAAATATGTTCCGAGAAATGAATATTTTGAATTAATTGGAAAACTTGGAGTAAAGAAAGTAGAAAGCGAATATGAAATTGCAGACCTAGATTTATCTTCATATTCACTAAATGAAGATACAAAACGAATTGCAAATGTAAACTTCATGGAAGAGACAAAAGATAGAAATGGTAATTACATGTTAGGTGGACATTGGATGTCTGATTTAAGTTACCAGTTCGCAAAGAAATGCAAATTCGACTTGGTTCAGGTAGACGGATATAGTTCTTATGCTTATTCAGATGAACAGATGGCAGTGTTTACATATACAGAGGGTGATATTTATCTTACATTATTCACTGATAAAGTTAAATATGAAGCTGAAAAGGAAAGAATAATTAAATTTTATGAGGAGGAATATTGATGATTGATAATTCAACTTATAAAAAGAACCATGATGCAATAATCGAATTTGTCAAAACACAAACAAATATTGATTTAAATGATTATAGAGATGGCAACGGAACTGATCCATATACAACAACATATTGGGATAAAGATGGGGTTAAGCTATGTATCAATTGGTCTGGTTCAACTGGTGGTATGGATAGAAACACACAATATATAATTTCAGATTTAGTGAATAAATCAAACGGAAAACTTGCTCTTGAATGGGGCGGTGCATGGTTTAAATACATTTATTTTACTGATGATATTAAGGAGGAAAAATAATTATGGCATATAAAAGAAAAACAAAGGATTGTTATGCAATTGAAGGAAATTGTGGTTATGGATGGGATATTGAATGCAATTGTGAAGACTATGCAGATGCAAAAGCGCAGTTAAAAACATATGAAGAAAATGTAAACTATCCTGTACGAATTAAGATGTGGAGAGAAAGGATTGGTAACTGATATGAGTAAATGCAAATTATACACAGCTCATTTAGCAGGTACTTCATATGACGGAAATAAGAAATATGAGATGGTAATTATCACAAAATGGAAAGACAGAACAGATAGATCACCAGAAGAAGGACATAAAGCATATTATTTTAATCCTGATTTTGACTTACTTGCAAAGCAGATTAAAGATGAGGATTGGTGCAAAGAGATTTATGAAAACTATTCAGAGTATACAAAATTTAAAATTAAAAGCGAGGTGAAGTGTTATGCAGAAAATAATTGACAAGGCTGTTTTATCAGACGGAACGAAAATACAGCTTGAAGATTGGCATAGCGAAAATTCAGAAAAATATCCAGACTTATATGGGTATATGATAGGTGCTTATCCGAAAGCAAAAAATACAGGGAAATGGGGTTGGGTTAGAACAGGTGAAACTTTTAGATTGAGCATTGGTAGGAACGAGTATGCAAAATATACAGATGATATGGTACTTGCTGATTACGAATTATTAAAAAATGGAACGAAAACACTTGCTAATCTACGAGAACATTTTAATGATGGAGCAAAGCATGAATTTTACTTAGGCTTAATTGATAAAGAGCCAGAGTGGTAAAGGAGTGTGATTATATGGCAAAACAAATATATTACCTGCATAGTTGCAATGGATGGAAAGAGTATTCCAGCATGAGGCTGTTATTCATTGGCACTTCTCAACAGAAGTTAAAAATGAAAATTTCTAAGGAGATTGAAGAAGGTAACATGGAATATTATGATGGCGACTTATCTCAAAAAGAGCAAGCTAAAAAGTTCCGCAAAGACTGGAAAACTGAAACAAGAGCTACGATTAATTCAAGATTAACATATGGAGATTATGATTATACATATAATAATGAAGAAATGTAGTCAAAGGAAATGTAATTTCAATTACTAAAAGGCAAGTAAAATAATTGAAAGTAACGTGTTTTTGTAGTATAATATAAAAAATTCAGATTAAAATTTGAAAAGGATGTGATAATATGTATTATTTAGCAGCTTGTGATAATGACGGTAGATGTTTTGGATATTTACGAACAGATAATACAGTTTCTAAAGATCCAGATAATGAAATTAATAAACTTATATGTTTCAAAAAGAAATCCGAAGCGAGTGAAAAGGTAATGCAAATTAACTTAGGTCACTTATTATTACCGAATGGATCACCTTTTAGAGTAACAGTTGTTAAGGGATAGTAAAGAATATATAAAATAAACAGAGAATAAAAAAGCAGATATCTAAATGGTATCTGCTTTTTTAATGCAATAATACAGAGAATAAATTAAGGCAGACACGAACAAATGTGTCTGTCTTATTTATTAGGAAGGAGAATAGAATGGGACTTTTATATTTAAAGAATGAAGAGAAACAGTTATACAGTGCATACGGATTAACTGTATATGGCAGACAGGATAGATATGAATGGACTATCTACAGCAATAAGCCAGATGAAAATGTATATACATCATTACGGATTGAACGAAACGGAGAGGAAATTTACAACAGAAATCTTGGTAACAGATGTATCTTTGAAGAGAATTTCAATAGGACGATTGATAATTTTTTATGGTGGATTGATAAAGATAATCCTGATACATATGACATTGACAATGCAGTTATTAAGGATTTGTGTGAAACAAACTCATTATTTAATCATCTGATTGGAAACAGAAAGCGAAAAAAACAGGCAGAAGCCGATGAGAAAGCAAGAGTTGAAGCAATTAGGGAAGAAGAACAGAGACAGATTGATTTGATTAAGCAGTATTGCGAAAAGAAAAATTTGTTATTCAAACGGTATTATGAAAAGGCTTATCTGATTAAGCTACATAATAAAGATGTAGGGCAGATGATTGAGAATGCAGACAATAAGCAGTTTGAAGGATTGAGAGATTTTATGAATGAACATCCTGATAACAAGGATGCAGTAATTGTAATGAATGGAAATATTGAAGATATAGCAAGGCAGATAGCGTAGAAAGCGAGGTTGATTGATATGACAATGGAAATATTAAAAACCAGAATAGATGAAATATTAAAGAAAATGTGGAGCGTAAATGAAGATGGTGGCATTGAAATTTATACTGACTATAGAGAAAGAGAACTTTCTGATAATTTCCTTAAAGAGATATTTGAGCATAACAATCCAAAGGAGGCATTTAATGATGAATTAGCTGATTGGGCTATGGATTATGCGATGGAGTACGGAGAAGATGAGCTTGAAAAGGATATTCGTAAAGAACTGACAGATGAAGAGGAAGAGTATTTTACAGATAATTTTGATGAGATATGGGAATATGTAAAAGAAAATACATATTTTTATTACAACGCAGAGGATTTCAATAATGAAGTCAAAGTAAATATCATGGTGGATTGTGGTAATTGGAATTACGATTGCGTTTGCGATAATGTTCTGAATTGGTATGGAAATTCAGGAGATGGAAGTATTGATAAAGAGTCATCTATGCTGTGGTTAGCAAAAACACAAGGTAAAGCAACTGCATTAAGAAAAGCTTGTAAACAAGTACATAGGGATGACGGATATTATGTAGATAGAGATAAGAATAAAGACAAATTTATTGAAAGCTGCATACAGGAATTTGAAAATCTTCCATCACATATGGCAACCGTAACGTTTCTTGTAAAAATGCCGTTATTTGATTTATTTGACTTAATCGAACTACAGAACAAAGAGTATGACGAAAAAGGAAAATATGATCCACGAAAGAATGAAAATTCAAAATCTTACATGGTTCTTGGAAAGGAAACTATGTGCGGATTATATGATCCTTGGTCTGGCGGTGGTTCTGTATTAGAAATAGAGTTGGATAAAGATGTGAAACTACCTATTAAATACGCAATCTTTTGTGTCGAGGGCTGTAAAATGCATGGATATGACATTGATGAAGTTTATGGATTGATTGGTAGCTGTTGGAAAGAAACGGTAAAGGAAATAAAAGAGGTGGCTTGATATGGATAAAGTAAAAATAATTTTCCGAAAAGATAAATATAATGATGTGATTGCATTCTTCCCAGAAGCGAGAGTAAATTACGGGAATATTATGTCATATATGCATATTGGTCAACATGGTGAAGCAAGTTATGAATTTTATTTGACTACTCGTAAAGCAAATGAAAATGAGTATGCTGATTTATTTGCTGAGTTACGTGGGATATATGATGATTGTGAATTGGTAGTAAAACAGAGAATTAATTACAACGATTTAAGAAATAAAGCATGGAAATAAAACCAAAGGAAAGAACTGTTTCATAGCAAAATATGAGCTAGATGTAGTGGCTGTGCAATTACATATACACTATATATAGCGGTTGAGAGAAGGCGAGGTACAAGATATGAAAAAATATGCAGTTATAGTTTATTACACATTCGATCCAGAGAGTGAGGTTTATTTATTTGATACTTATGAAAAGGCTTGTGAATATTTAAAAGCAATGTACGATTATTGCTTTAAATTTGCAATGGAAGATGAAGATTTTAAAGAAGACGAAAGTTATTGTAATGATGGTTATGCACAGATTAAATGGGGAGATGAAGATAATTCAATGAGAATTTGGCAGGTGACTGCTGTAAGTGAACCAATGAAAATTGATGGAAAAGATTGGAATTAAAATGGAGGTGAAGTAATTATGATAACAGAAGAGAGATTTAAAGAGACAAATTATAAAATGAGTTATGAAGAATACAAGAAATGCTGTTGCAGCGAATGTGATAAGGCAGATTGCATTCACAGAGACGCATATAGAAGATTACCAGAAATTGATGGTGGTCTTGGTTTATGTCCTAATTTGAAGGGAGAGTGATTAGTATGGTAGATCAAAAATTATTAGACCAAGCTGCAATAGACACAGCAAAAATGATAAGAAGAGAAATTATGGAAACTTATGGTAATGAGGAACTTCGTGGATTGAATGGATTCTTTCTTACAAAAAGCGAATTAGATATAGATACAGCAGGTCTTGAGAAAGAAATTGAGGATATTATGAAACATTCACGGAAATATAAAGCGATGATAATGGTATTTGCATACTTTAGAAACATGATGATAAAGGAGTGATGGAAATGAAATTGGACTTAATTATGGTTGACGAATGCGGAGATGAAGTCAAAGTTGAAACATTTAATATTGGGAATGATCTTGATGAAGATTATATGGAGCTATGGAAAGACAGAAAAATAGAAAAGGCAAGAGAAAGCTATCCAGAAGCTCAACGGTTCTATTTTGAACAACCATATTCAGATATGAGTTATGGTGAATTGTTGGCGTGTATGGATAATTAGAAAGCGAGGTTGAGCGATATGAGTAAATTAAGAGTATGGTGGATTCCACAGGTGGGGGCAGATGGTGGAGCATTTTATATTCCAGTTAATACAGTAGAAGAAGGCAAAAAGATTATGGATTTATTGACTGCTTATGACGCATTTCAAAGACAGAATAGAATTAAACCAGATTATTGCAATACAGGCGGTATTCAGATCTGGAACGAAGAAGAATCCGAATGGGAAGATTGGTGGATGGAAACAGAAGATGATTACTTTGATGATGTGGATGATTATTGTGAACAGTGTGAAAAGGCAGATGAGTTGGAAGAGTTTAGAAGTGAGTTATTCAAACAGATTGATTGGGATAAAATTCACGAAATAACAATGTAAAGAAAGAAATAGCAATTTCATTTTAAGATTGGAGTGACGGAAGATGGAAACAATATATAACTGGACTATTATGAAAAATAATACAGTCTTTGAATATGTACAGGGTTCTCGTGAGGCTATCAAAAAGTATTTAAAAGAATTACGTTGTAAAGATTCTGACTTTCAGTATCTTGCAATTGGTTCTGACGATGCTTTTATTGATACTGCTAAGTATAAAAAGTTAGATTAGAAAGTTTAGAAAGTGAGGTTGATTTTATGAACATAAGATTGGAAATGGACAATTGGATTATAAATGACGAATACATTATTACTAATGGTGTAATAGGATATGAAGTTTATAAAAGCGGAACAGAAGATACAGAGGCTGAAGAAGTATATTCAAGTGAATCATTTGAGGAGTGCTTGACTTGGGTATGGAATAGCTTGTAGAAAGGATGGTTGGTCTTATGAGATTACATCTATTTTGGCTTGATAAGAATTGGAAGAAACGTGGTGATTGTGCCAACAATTATAACCTCATTGTTGATATGGAAAATAAAACATATAAGGTATATACAAATGCTTTTTATGGGTATTATCATCCAGAAGATATTGAGGTTAAAAAGAAATCAGATATTGAAGATTACATAGAGTATTTGAAGAGAAATGGATTTACAGAAATGGAGTGATTTATATGTTAAAAGCAATAAATATTAAATGGGACACAGATGGAGATAAAGAAGTGTTAAATGAGCTTCCAACGGAAATGATTATTCCAAATGAATTGGAAGAACTGTACAAGGAAGATAAAGAATATGCACTTGAAGAGATTTCAGATTGGTTATCAGACGAGACAGGATTTTGTCATGATGGATTCGAAGTTGTAATGAAAATCACAAGACAATCTGTTGAAAACGAATTGTTTGATTTCTTTAATGACAAAATGAAAACTGGCGATGCACCTGAAATTAAAAGAGTTGGTCGTTATCCGGAAGAATATATCACAATAGATAGCGGAATTGTTATTGATTGTGTAGGTGGTAAGCAGATTAGATTGATTATTCAAGTAGATTAAAGGGGTGGTTTTATTATGGAATATGAAGTAAATATGAATAAAACATATAAAGACATCAACCCAGTAGATGAATGGGGATGTGCTTACATATGGAATGGGAAAATCGGTACAGAATATAACTACTGTATTGAAGGAAACGAAAACATGTGTGCTATCTACTTTATGTATGAAGATAATAAGGGAGAATGGCATACAGACTCGAACAGATATGTGCATTACGAGATTGATTGGAATGACAATAGATGGAGACAAAAACTTATTGATAAGATGGTGGAAGTATTAAAGGAATGGAGTGATGATAATGGAAATTAAAGAAGTAATGCAAAAAGCAGTACAAGCTTTATTAAGTAGTGGATCATATGACGATTTGAATGAAGAACAGAATGCAGTTGTTGTTGAATTTGAAACGGAATTATGGAAACCGAAAGTTGATGAATTAAGAAAGTCAATGTCACCAGAAGAAATAGAAGAAACAATACATGATTGGTGGCAGGATTATGAGATTGCAGACGGAACAGAAGATAATTTGTTAGCTTATGTATAGGAGTGATGAGATATGTTAATTACAGATGAAGCAATTAAAAAAGTAGCAGAAGGAATTTCAAATTGTGTGTACTGGAATAACTTACAAGCAGTCAAAGAGTTAATGGAGTTATTCAATAAAATATCCCGAAGAGAATTACAGACAGCAGATGATTACATAAATATGTATGATGATTGCTTTTATACATATCAAACATGGGAAGACCTTGTAGAAAGCGAAAAAGATCAGAGCGACGGTCTTACAGAAGAAGAACTGAAAAAAGAATTAGAAGATGATGAACATGGTTCTGTATGGCAACTTCCTTGTGGATGGTATGTACAGTATGTGTAAGTAGTGGATTTGAAACAAGAGTTTCAAGGGAAAGGCAAATATATGAAAGTAAAAGAATTTTTAGAAAATTTCACAGGAGATAATCATATTAAAATTTATGATATGCATAGCTTTGATACGCATAGATATAATAATGCAAATGAAGCTATAAGACAATTTGGTTATTATTCAGTCAGAGAATGGAAAATTATTGATAATGTCTTAAAAATAACTATTAGAACACAATTCTAAAAATGAGGTGAATTATATGCACATAACACATGAAATGAATATGCATAACTGCCAGCTATGTAGAAAAGAATGGCTTGGCAGATGTTTTGGGAAGAAATACGGGAAAGATGTATCTGTCGATAATAAACCATGCAAATGTTATGAATTTGGTGGTTCAAAAGAGAGGTTAAAAGAAATTGAGAATAATATGAAATGAGGATTTCAGGAGGTTATAATTTTATGACAGAAAAAGAAATTGAAGTAGTAATGAATGCTTTAGCTGGAGAGCCAACACTTACATCTGTTGAATTTGCCAATAAAGTAGAAAAAATATTAAGAAATTATAAGGAGAGTGAAGTTCATGAATAAATTTATACAACATCTAAAAGAAAAAGGATATAAAATTTATGGAAACAAAGCTGTACTTCTTGGAACCGAATTTAATATTTGTGAAGGATATAAAACTACAGCTATGGGAAGGCAAAAATCTTACTGGTTAGAATTAGAATGAAACGATGATTTACTGCGGAAAGTGAGGAAAACAAGTATGAAACATTTAGTAATATTTTATACGGAAAACGGAATATATAGTGCGGTATATAATTTTAAAAATATTCCACCAACTACAGAAGACATAAAAGAAATGCAAAAAGATATACAGAAAACAGAAAACTTAATTCAAATGCCAGCGGTTGTAAATTGGCTACCGATTAGCGATTAGGAAGAAACGGAAATTTCCTTAGAGAAAGCGAGGAGAGCTAATGGATAATATATTGTTAAAAGATACAAAAGAGAAACAGATAATACTAAATCAAAATCTGCTCACCAAGCAATTAAGTATTACTGTTTATAACAAAATAACTAAGAAAAAAATAATATACACAAATCCTAAGAGAATGTGTATATTATTTGCACAGTGTTTGTAAAGGAGGTTGATGAAATGGAAATAAGTAAATATGCGATGTCAGCAATTGCAATATTTATGGATGGCGATATAAGAGAGCGGGTACATAGAGAACTTGCACCATGTAGCAACAATGAATTTATTAAGAGATACTGTGAGCTTGATCCAGATTTTGAGAATGTCTTGAAATCAGAGTTTGGAATTGATATAATGAATTTATGATATATCAGAAAACAGAAGTGCATATTTTTTATATGATATGATTAAAAAATGGAGGTACAAATATTATGAAAGAATTAAGAAATAATGTTGATACAGAGGTTGTTTTTACGAAATTAGAAGATGCAAAGGAATGGTACTTGCCAAAAGATAATATTCCATGTACTAGGGAAGAGTATTTAGGTGATGATTATGAAGGATTTTGTAAAGAATTTACTGAATACAAAAAAGAAATTGAGCAGTCTGAAACATTAGAAGAGTTAGCTAATGTACTAAATAAATATACTGATACATATCAAGATGGGAGAGAGAATAAAGTTATAGAGTTTTAATATAAAATTGTAAATTAAATATGTGACTTGAAACAGGCAATCGAAAGGTTGTCTGTTTTTTTAGTGGAGAATAATATAATGGAGGTGATTGTATGTTTGAAATTAGAGATAGGCAGGGTGGAAATTTCATTGACAGTTTCGATTCATTAGAAGATGCGACTTATGCCCTTAATGAGCATGAGGAAGCTGATAAGCTGGATGGTATCTATGAAGAGAATTTCTATGAGATATTTGATACTATTAATAATGAAATAGTAGTGATATAATAATAGTAATATGGTAACGAAAATAAGATGACGGAGGTAGTTATTATGGCACAGTTAATTGGATGTTTGATTGCAGGATATTTATGTATATATCTTCCTTGGAAAGCTAGTAAGGAAGATGAAGCAAAAAAGAGAAGAGATATGTATAATAATCTCAATAAGAAGTCTGTAGACGAAATGGATAAATGGAGAAGATAATATAAGAAAGGTGGCTGATGAATATGTTCGGTGGATTGTTGGCATTTTTAGGAATTTACGCAGGAAGTGCTGCAAAGGCAGCTAAAGATAACTATGATATGAAGAAAATTACTCGTACTGTTGATGAAAAAGGAAATGTTCATTATGCAGACAGATTATGCAATGAATACATCAACGGAGAGCGAGTAAAGAGAGTTGAAACAACTGATAAAAATGGAGTTAAATTATATTCTACAGTTGGTGTGAATAGCAGTAAAGTATATGACACTTCTTACGGAAGAGGTACACAGCAGTTATTCGAAATAAGTGAACATGACAAACAGGACGCAATTGAAAGAGGTAAATTAGCTTATATGCAGTACAATCCATACTTCGGAAGATCGGTTACAACGGAGATTGCTACTGGTAGAACAATTACTTGTCTTTTTAAAGGTAAAGATCCAGAAACAGGGAAAATGGTTTATAAGAAATGGTATTTTCGTCCAGAATGCCAGGATAAATATGATTGGAGAAATACTGCCAAGGGAGATTATGGCATTGATATCACAGAAGATGAATATAATAAGCTCAAGACGGTATTGAGCAGTTATAGTAACATTCCTAGTGATGGACAAGTGCTAAATAAATTATGGGGATATACTTGTTTTCATTAGTTAGGAGGTCATAAAATGATATTATACAAAAATGTGGATATTTGTGATTTAGAACTAATTATTAAAAATGGAATTCTGAGCATGGATGAGTGTGGAAATAATAATTGGGACGAAGGAAAACGAGCAGAAAATGATACATCGGTGGTATATTTATTTAGCCCGATAGGTAAACAGAACTCGTTTCCTAATTACGGTGCAGCATTGCTGGAGGTTCAATGTGAAGCTAAGGAAAATAAAATTGATAAAACAGATACGCATGTAGACGATTACATAGAATATATTACAAAAAGAGTTGAACCATCAGAGATAAAAAGAGTTATTGTACCTAAAATTTTTAAGGATTACATTTCAGTTCCTCAAAATGTTGAAATTACATGGTGTGAATTGAAGGCAGAATGTTATGGGAATAATGGATTAGAAGAATGTAGCGATGAAATTTTGGAACAGTTTGCAAAAACCGCCCCATTAATGGATTCTACAGATTTTAATTTCTTTAGAGGTGTAACTGAAAACCGCACGATGATTGATTTGTACAATATAGAATACATATTCTAAGTAAATAATAGATTCATTGGAAAATTGGAGGAAAAAATATATGAAATATTCTGTAGATATTGATAGAAGTATTAATGCATTATCATATTGTTTAAATAAAGTAAATGATGAAATTGAGGACATTTGGGATTGGAATATCCGTATCAATGCAAGTGCGGTTGATTATGGAATTTATTTTAACTTTGATGTTGATAATAAGATATTAGAAATCTGTAATGAGCCAGCTTGTGATGATTGTACTTCGCTTGATGATATTATAGAAATGATTAATGACACAGATGACAATGAAGAATAATAAAAAGAATGGAGAATAAAAATAAATTATGATTTGTTTAGATTGCGGAAATATGGATATTCGATATGATGAAAAAGAGAAATCATATCATTGTAATAATTGTGGTTCGAGAAATATTGGTACAAGAAAAGAAGGGTGTAAATATATGCTAGGAAATGGATTGTGTGGTAAAAATCCTGCATGTACGTCATCTGGAGAATGTGAAGCACCATGTAGCTATTATGAAAAATAGTAGGAAACCAGAAATGTAAATTAGCCGTGATGAGTTTTTAGAACTGTGTAAGGAAGCTGGAATTAAATAGATTGGAGAGTGGATGACATGTTATATACAATAGTGCATACAGTAATTAATAATAAAGGAGAACACCCAGAAGCAAACGCAAGGGTACTTGGAATATATTCGGATGAGAATGTTGCTATTAAAGAAGCAGAAAAATGGATAAATAACACAAAAACATCTGATATAAATATCAAGAGAATAACAAATACAGAATGGTATTTTTGGTATGACGAAGATGGAAGTACTTATGGTGGCTATGTAGATGTATATGGGAAAGAGTTAGACAAACCAATTGAATAAACCAAGTAAAATAGGTTTTATATGGGAAAGCGAAAGAGGACTGAAGATATATCAGTCCTCTTTTTGATGTAATTTTGGATCATCTGTGCGTCCAACAAGATAGTCGATGGAAACATCAAAGTAATCAGCGAGTTTAATCAGCATATCAAGGCTTGGCTTTTTGTTTCCATTCTCAAAATTACCAATAGTTCCTCTTGTAGATTCAATTTCTTTACCAAGTTGCTCCATAGTAAGACCATTAGAAGTTCTCAACTCCTTTAGTCTTTCAGAAAAACTTGGAAAAAAGAAGAAAAACATAAAATCACCTCTTGACATAAGTATTCAAATAGAATACAATAATGATGTATTCAAACGGAATACATAACTGGAAAGGAGATAATTATGAACCAGCTAAAACAAATCCGTTTGGAAAATAAATGGACTCAACAATATGTTGCAGATAAAATTGGTATTACAAAATCTGCATATTCAAACATTGAAAATCAGAATAGAAGTCCATCACTAAAAGTAGCCATTCAATTACAAAATTTGTTTGGTCTATCAATTGAAAAACTGTTGGAAAATAAGAATAGCAACCCTACACTGACCAAAGTTTAGAAGTTGCTATTCCACCCGATTTGAACTTAGTCCAAAGTCAATTATATTCTATCGTACTTTCTGGACTATTTCAAGTCAATTTTTCAAAAGAATTGCACATTGAAAACTAAATAAAGGATTGGCTATCTGTAAAAGCTGTCGTGATGGAGTTGGAATACTCTCGATAGTCTGCGAGCAAATAGAGAATAAAACTATAGAAGGCTATCAACAAATTTATTTAAGAAAGGAAAATACGATATGCGATTAACAAAAGAGCAGAAAGAACAAGAAAATATTATCTCTGATAGAGAAATGAGAGATAAGTGTGTTGGACGTTATGAAGTCTTAGAGAAAGTAAAGAAGTTATTACTTTTGCCAGGAACGGATTTAATGTCAATTGAGCAAGTTGCTGATTATTATGAAGTATCAATGGATCATGTTAAGTCGTTATATGGGTTAAATCGTGAAGAAATTGACAGCGATGGAACAAAAATGCTTCCAAGAGGATTTTATAACGGAAGTGTTGTAAATCCCACTTCCGTTGAACAGAAGCAAACATCCGTTACATACACTTTTGAAAACGGTCAGATTGTTACGATTAATAACAGAGGATTAAAGGCATTCAGTAGACGAGCAGTTTTACGAATCGGAATGTTATTGCAGCAATCAGAGGTTGCAAGAGAAGTTAGAAATCAACTTCTTAATATAGAAGAAAAGACTTCAATGGAAATCAAAACAGAAGACATTGAAGAAGAACAGAAGTTAATGCTTAGTGTTGGAATGGCTGTAGCAAGTGGAGATGCAAATGCAGTTGCAATAGCATCAGCAAATCTTGTAGCGTTTAAGAATAGGCATATTGAAAAGTTGCAGAATGATAATAAAGCGTTAGCAGGTGAAATTCTTTCGTGGTCTGATAGAAAAAAATTAAATGCAGGTGTTAGGCAGTTAGCTGCTGTGACAGGTATTCCATTCGGAAATATGTGGAATGAACTTTATAAGAACCTTCAGTATAAATATGGAATCTGCTTAAAACAGAGAGGTAGAAAACCATATATCCAGTGGGTAGATGAAAGTGAATGGGAAAATGTTATCAAGACATTCTGTGCAATGTGTGAGGCATATAACCAGTCACCAACAGAAATGTTTCAGCAGACTACACCAGAAATTAAAGCATAATTACATAACTTTCACGCTGTATATGTGATGGGAACTGTCTTATACTTTCCAGTTCAAAGAAAGTAGTGTATAATAAAGAAAGCGAGTAATGCACATGAAATATGGAGACATTGTTGTATACAAAAATCAGATCGGAACAGTAGTAAAAAGCGAAAATGATTTTAAGTTTCATCCGTGTAATTATGGAAGTTGCTATTTTAGCGAGTTAAATACAATTACAGACGAGGATGTAAGAGAAGCAACACATGATGAAAAGTTGGAACTGATAGAAAAAGAATTTACATGGGGCAATGTGATCAAGATACATTGCATTGGAGAATATCAGATTGTAGAGTATATTAATAAAAGAGATAAGAAAACATATTATCATGGATACATCAACTACAGTGATACAAACCATTCGTACTTATCTCTTGATTCTGCACTGATTGGATGTATTGGATACAAACATGAGGGTGGAAATGGTAAAGCTGCAATGTATTTTGAGAAAATGATTGGTTTGGAATAGATTTATTGGAAGATTGGAGTTGAGAAATTATGAGAATATCTAAGGATATACAAGGAAAAATGCATAAATTAGCAAAACTGACTTCACAAGCAGCTATACTTGATAGAGAAATCAATGATTATTTTGAAAGTAAAGGATATGATATTGATGAACTTCGTAGTGGAGATGGAACAACGATTGACGAATTAAATTATGGTAATGATATTACAAATACTTTTGTTAATGATTTTGAAAATGGAAAGTATGAATATTGTCGGGATATAGGGTAACAAGAAACCAAGTTTTCTTGTGATAGAGGTGTTAATATGAAAATTAAAAAAATAGCGTATTATTCAGTACCAAGATCAGAATCAAGCACTTGTTCTTGTTGTGGTAAATCTATTCAGAATATATGTAGTATTGAAACCGTAGAAGGAGAACGTTTTAACTTTGGAACAACATGTTTTGATAAGCTGATAAAAGATAAACTTCGGTCGTTCCAGAGAAAAGAATACAATCAAGCGATAAAATTTTTGAAGGGATATTATAAACAACAAAAAGTATGGGAAAATATGACAAAAGAAGAATATCTTAATTCAGAAATGTATAGAACTGCTTGTATATGTGATGGTGGTGCTCCGTGGGAAACAAAAGAAGATCTTGACTCATTTGAAGACTATAAAAATTGGATGGTAAATGATTTCTTCCCATACAGAATTGCACAAGAAGAAAAGGTAATTAAGAAATACAGTAGAATTGATTTTTGAATAACAATTTGAAATCTAAGTTTACTTGTGAATTGAAAGGCATAGTAAAATGGATAAATATTCGATTGTAGGACATTCAAAGTTAATAGATGAAAGTAATAATTTATGGGGATTTGTAGTAGAAAGTGACAATTCAACAGATATATTATTGTCTGATGGTTATTTTAGTTCCAGTATTGTAATTGCATTAGACGAGATTGCGAGCTTTAAAAATAAACCAGAAATAAAAGAAGGTCAAAAAGTAAAAATTACAATAGAAATAGAAGAATGAGTAATTTAAGTTTATTATGGAAGCTTGGATGTGATTATTATTTTTGAAAGTGAATTACAAGAAAATATAAATGATACAATATTGAAAAAATATAAGAATTTAATAAAAAAGTTATCAATTGATAATAGAGTTTTATGTATCTGTAAAGATAATGAGAATGGAGAATATTATCTTGAAGAATGTTGCGATAACTATTTTAAATACACATTGACAAAAGAAGATTGTTTGCAATTAGCAAAATTATTCAATGAGATTGCAAATACAATTGAATATTGAATGTTACTAAGGAACTAAGTTTCAAAGAAAAGGAGAGAATGTGAATATAGAGGATAGATTAAGACAAGAGCATGATCAATGGTATATTGATATTACAGACATTGCGATTGAAATATTCGGTGATATTGTTGATAAGGTAGAAATTACTGATTTTTATGATTATACAAAAGAAGAAGCAATTGAAGGCACAAAAGCTCTTATTGAAAAATGGAAAATAAATTTAAAAGATTCTGGGATTACCTTTGATGGAGAAAACATGCTTGTTACTTTTAAAAATGGAAAGAAAATTGAAATTTGGAACTCTGAATGGGGTGGAATTAGATTCCCAAAAGCCAAGTAAATTTAACTTTCCTTTGATGATTGGAGGTAGAAAAATGGAAAATAAAAATTTAGATAGCTATGGATATTTATTAAATTGCCCAGATGAAATGCTTAGCGATGTGAATAAAACGATGAACGATAAACGAACCATTATAAATTGGAATAATTTTAATGTAGGTGATGCTTTTTACACAGAAAATATTTACAGATGTGTAATGGTAGATCACGTAATGAAAAGAATTATGTTTGTAACTGAAGAGGAATATAAAAATGAGTTTGAGTTAAAACACAATGATAAACCAATTGATGAATTAAAAATAAATTATAGAATAAGTAAAAATGCAATTGGAAATATGATGTTGGCATACATTGATCATAAACAAATTCTTGCCGAATATGAATCAGAAATGGATGAACAAGAAATGGAAGAAGATGCAAATTATAACTTTCATAAAGGATGTTGCGAAACAGCGGAGTGCTGGATGAGAGCGATCGGTGTTAGTCCAGATTGTGAGTTTATTAGAGAAAAAATGAATGAATGAAATCTAGGTTTTAAAAATGGAATGGAGAATAGATCATGAAAAACGAAAGGTATGCAGTTGCTTATAATGATAAAAACGGAAATGGATTTATAGAAACGGAACCTTGGATTTTTGACGACTTTGATGATATAAGTCAGGGTAGAATAGAAGCAAATAGATTGATTAGATCGGGGTATAAGAATGTAATAATGTTTAAAATCTGCGATCAACCGCCAGAATGTATTACATGGTCATATGTAAAGAAACATGAAATTAACTTTCCTTGGAGGTGATATATCATAAAAGAACACAAAAAGCAATGGATACTCAATTATATGCAACAACACAAAGATGAGTTTATTGATGTTGTATCAGAGAATTTTGTAAATGCATATATAAATGAGTTTAATCCGAAAGTAATAGAATGGTATCTATATGGAGTGCCGAAAATCCCTGAAATTAGTAGGCTGCTCGCAGAATTATACAAAGAGAATAAAGTAAGCAGATATAGGCATTATTGCGAATTTTGGCAAGACGGATATCCAAAATGGTTTTATATTTACTTTTTACAAGGATAAAAAGAAAGAATGATTTACTTGGAAGATTGGAAGAAGTGATATAATGAAAGAATTTAGAAATACTGACGAGATCACAAAAGAAGACTTTGAGAAAATATATAATACAATCGTTAAGTTTGATAATTACATTTCATCAGCAACAAGGAAACCAACAGATGAAAACATTGGATTATATGAACATTGGATTGATTGCAGGTACGATATAGAGAATCTAATTGTAACTGAAACTGAGAGATAAGAGGTGATATAATATAAATGGAATTTAAGAAAGGTGATAGAGTATTTCATAAAAATTTAAAATTATTTGGAACATTTGTAGATTATGCATGGGAAACAAATGAGGAAGCAGATGTTGATTTTGAAATGGAAGATGGTTATATTGAACAGCGACATGTTTCAATAAATCAGTTACAGAAACGCCCAAGTGATAAAGAGATTGGAAAGAGAATTGTGAGGTATAACAGTGGACGAATTAAGAATTAAAATAGAGCAGCTTATTGAGGATTTAGAAAATGAAACAGCAAATCGCAATATGGATGACTTAGAAGAAGGCAGATATAAAACTTTATGCGAAGTATTGGATTTAATTGACGAGCAGAAGAAGTGAGGTGTGCAATGAGTCGAATTAATAAAACGCAAAATAACTTGCAGTCAGTATGGAATAATTTGGATCTTGCTTATGGACATATGGAAAGAGCCATTGAGGATTTATCACAAATGACTGGATTATCTGATGAATTTAAGAGAATGGCTGAGCAGTATGATTTGTCGGAAATTAGTATAATGAAGCAGGAAGTGAGAATACAAATGGAATCAATTATAAATGAATTGGCAAGAAAAGATAATTTTACAAATGACGAGCGGTATAATTCAGGTTTAAGACTAATAAGAGAAATAGGGTATCGCCATGTTAGTGGAGAACCTGCTGTTAAGTATTATTGTATGTGTAATGGGTACTAAGAATTTGTTGGAAGATTGAAAGAGGTAAAATAAATGGAGCAATGGGATATTATGTGCTGTAAATGTGGAAAATTCATTCTAACAGAACAAAAGCAAGATGGGACAGGCAATATAAAATGCGTAAAAGGTAGTTATGACGATGGATTTTATGATGGAATTGAGGATCAATTCTACTGTAAAGGATGTGCAGAAAAATATAATAAGAAATGACGATTTCTTGGTAAATTTGGAGGTAATAATATGAAGATACTTGGAAGCCTTGTAGATTGTGTTTATGAGCCACATTTATATAAAGAGGATATTGGAGATATTAGAACAAAACTTATAAGTAGATTACCAGATAAAAGAATCTGTGAAATGGCAAGTGTACTTATAATCGACACAAAATATGATTCATATGTTGTAAAAATACGAAGACCTGAACTGAATAGTAGCGGATGTGTTGATATAAAAAAGACTCATAAGAAAATTTACGAAACTGATTTTATTGAAATTTCAAAGAGAGATTACGAAGGATTAGATTGGAGAGAAGCCGCTAAGAAAACGGAAGAATTAATTGAACTAGGATCGTTCGTTATTTTTAAAACAGATATTGATGTAGATGTATTAATTAAATGAAAAAATACTTTCTTATTGAAAGCAAATTAAATATAGAAATAAGCAATAGAAGCAGAAATCAACTGCTTCTTTTTTAATACAGAAAACGAGGTAAATAACTATGAGTAAACGACACGACAATGCAAGCAGAGCAAGTGAGTTTATCTGTTTAAGATGTCTTAGTAAAAATCAAGTTGGTGATAAAATACGTAGACCGAATATGAGAGAGAAGGATCATATAAAAAACTTGTGTTGTCTATGTACAAAGTTACAAATGAGAACTAAAAATCTTGAAGTTAGGTGGTGCGATGATTTTGATGAAAGAATGGAATATGCAAAGAAAATTAAGTCAAAATACTATGATGAGAATAATGAGCTGCTACCTGAATGGCAAACAGAGAATATGTATGTAGGAAAGGTGGTTGATTAATATGGAAAATTATAAAATCGGTTATAATGGTGATGCTTATGTTGAAAATATTCACCATATAGGTGTTGAGTATAATGGAAATTATTATAGTGTGATTTTCGGAGAATATGTAAATGGAGGATTCTTTAGTATTCCGAATTGGAATTGTGGTGGTGAGTTAGCTGAGTTTAGTGATGTCCCTTGGAATACAGAATCTATTCAGAGATCATTAAAGAGTAAAATGGCAGCTAAAGCTATTGCAAAAGCGATAGCAGATTACACAAAGGAGTGATAATTATGTGTTATAAGATAGAAGTACAAAATAAAAATGCTGAAAAACTTAATAGAAAGTTGGATGAGTTAAACGCACCACAGTTCTTAAGAGATTACTTGAATGAATTGGAAAGCAAGAACGGAGCGTTAAATTATTTAGTGGCAATTAAAGATTTTTTACAGTGGTTGATTGAAAGTAATATCATTAATAAGGAATCAATTTCTGGAATAGAAGTTTCTGACTTTAGTGACTTGCGACCACAAAATATTAGTTCATACCTTAGATATAAGGAAACAAATGGAATGTCGCCAACCACAACGGAAACAAGAAAGAATATTATAAAAAGTTTTATAAAAAATGTATATTCATATAGAGAATGTTTATTGAGAGAACTTTATAACAGTATGGAAGATTTTAGTAAACAAATAAAATATAAAGGGATATCTTCTAAAAACAACTTAACACAAAAACTTCCAACAGAAAGTCAGCTTAATGATATGGAAGAAAAAATAATGTGGAAAAAGGATGAATGTGTAAGAAATAGAAATATTGCTATTTTTCGTGTCTTAAGAGGAACTGGAATAAGAGAATCAGAACTTGCTGGCTTAGATTTATCTGATTTGCATTTAGATGAAAATAGTGAATATATTGATCTTAATGATATGTCACATATTATGGTTTTACCAAAAGGATATCAAAGAGAAACTGAAAAAAGACCTGTATATCTTACTGGATCTGCTCTGAAAGCATTAAAAGAATGGCTAGAGTACAGAAATACATTGGATAATATTGTAGATACGGAAGCTGTGTTTGTAAATAAGAATGGCACACGTACAACAGAGAGAAATATCAAACAGATATTTGAAAATTATGGCAATGGCATCACTCCACACATGATGCGACATTATTATGCCAGTGTAATGAATCAGAATGGAAATCTTGCATTTGTTCAGCAGCAGTTGGGGCATAGTAGTGTAAATACAACAGTTAATAATTATGCCAATGGAGCTGTTGGAATGAAAGAGAAATTGATGGAGATGTGATTATGGTTAAATATATTGGAAAAAAATCAGAACTGAAAAGAGAATAACAGTAAGAGGGCTTGCGAAAATGGCTGACATTGCACCAAGTACAATTAGTAAGTGGGAAAATGGAAGTGCTGTTCCTGACTTAGCTGTATTGGATTTGGTTGCTAAGGCAATGGGAGTACATCCATTTGATTTGGTTAAATTTGTGTGATATGTATACGACACTAGTTTTTAGTGTCGCTTTTGAATTCTATAGGATCTTGGGCAATAATATCATTCGGAGTACAGTCCAAGACATTACACAAATTTTGTAATGTTTCAAAATAGATGCGATTGGTTGTTCCATCATATAAATTACAAGCTGCTTTATATCCAATTTTAAGTTCTTTAGCTAATTGATTTCGGTTCATTCCTTTTGCATCAACTAATGGTTTTATATTGAGTTTCATGCTGAATACCTCCTTAACAATATATACTTTAACATATAATCTAAAAAAAAGAAATAAGTTTTTTAGAATATATCCTTGACAGTATAATGTTAAGAGTATATAATACAAAGTATCAAAGGTAATCCAAGGTAGTTATGAATACTTACTATAAGAAAGGAGGATGTGATATATGGAAATAAACACTTTTGATATTGTTAGAGTTGATTTCGGAGATGTAGTCTTTGCAGGAGAGCAAGGCGGTATAAGACCAGCAGTTGTAATTCAGAATGCTTATGGCAATATTTATTCTGATACAACAATTGTAATTCCATTTACAAGTAAAATAAAGCATCTCCAGCAACCGACACATTCTTTCTTTCATAAGGATTTAGGCAAAGGATTAACAAAAGATTCAATGATTCTTGGGGAATGCGTCAGGCAGATTTCTAAAGAAAGAATTTTAAAAAAATTAGGAGCAATCACTAAGATACAAGAAAAGAAAAAGATCAAAGCAGTGTATGACGCTAATTTCGGACAATTAGAGGAGGCTTAATATGGAATATATTAAAATGACATTAGAAGAAGCAAAGAAGTTTGCGAAAAAAGACGCTATTGTGTTAGTAGCAAAGCAAGATCTAGCAAAACCTGATGTGAATGTCGGATTTTGTAAAAAGAAGTTTCGCGACTGCACAAATATCTTGGAAGAAGCTGCAAGTATTGCAAAAGTATGTGATGAATTTTCCAACGGTCTTAGAGTTTTTTCAGAAATACAAGAGGAAACGCCAAGGGGATATTTACATACAATTCTTTCAAGAAAATAGTTACGAGGGCAGAATTTGGGACTCGCAACGTGATATCATATAAAAAACAGAATGAATGTTCGATAAAAGTATTGACAAAGCCGAACGAACGTTCTATTATATTAAATGTGAGATACAAAAAGAGAAAGCCGAGCATTAACGTGCTGGAACACTCGCTCGACTTTCCCTAATAATATTGTTTATTGAATTGTTGTTCATGAGTGTACTGGAATACGCTCATAATCATAATACATATAAATTGACGGAATGTCAATTATTTTCAAGCAATTCAGTATAATTTTCACATATTTAATCAAAATTTAATAAATTATAGGGCTATCGCCAAGCGGTAAGGCGCAGCACTTTGACTGCTGTATTCGTTGGTTCGAATCCAACTAGCTCTGCTATGCACTGAATCACACCCGATGTAAGTGCATAACGCAAGGTGCTTGTTTCTTTGTATATTACATATTGCCTTGTAAGAGCAGAATGTGTAGCTGCTATAGTTCTACCATAGTTTAATCCACTAACGGATGAGGCATCAGCTTTACAGGAAAGCCAATCGTGTAAGGTTCAACTCCTTGATGCCTCTTATTATAAATAAGAAGAAAGGGTGATAGAAATTGGAATACGCAATTGTAAACAACAATGGTGTGTACATAAGACTTAATAATGGACAACCAGTCGCTTGTTCAAGGAAAATTAGAGATACATTTCCAAAACAAAAGGCAGAAAATATCTTGGAGCATCTACCAAAATCCATGAGACGTTTGCATTTTAAGTTGGAATGTATTCCTGATATTAAGATACAGACACCAGTTGAGAGAATTGTTGAAGCAACGAAAACATCAATCAAAGGTAATGATGGATATGAAGTTGCTGAATCAGTCAAGTCTTGGGTTGATAAGTTTGGCGAATGTGAACGAATTCTCAGTGATGCAGCAAAAAGATATAAAGAACTCGAAATTGAGTTGAAGCGAGCTGACGAAGAATTGATAGATATTTTGCATGAGGTAGAGTTGGAAAAGCCAGTTGATCTTTACAGAGGTTGGATATTCTATAAGAGAATTCGTACCAATCGAAAAAATAGACGAAATCTTAAGGATGAAATGGTCATTATACATAATGTAATAGCTGAGGTAGATACCACTAAAGTCAGCAAAGAAAGAACACAAAAAGCGATAAATGGATTATTTAGTCGAAAATATAGATATCGAATAGTCGAGATTGAAAACGGAGAATAATCATATATCAAACATAAGGAGAGTGGTAAAAATGGAAATTCAACAAAAAGAAATACTCGAAAAGTATTGTAATAACGAAATGGCAAAACTCAAAAAAATGTGTAATCCAATGTTAAATAAAATTGGTGGTTTATATGGAATGGATATTGATGATTTCTATTCAATTGCACTTGGAGTTTTAACCGATTCGGTATTTAGGTACGATGAGAACAATAAATGTAGTTTTGATTGTTTCTTAGCAAGCAACATTAAACGCAAGTTCAAAACTGAAATACGAGACAGAAATAGATTAAAAAAAATCCCTCAGAAAAATATTGAAAGTATGAATGCTTTAATAGGCGAAGATGGGATGGAAATCAGTGAGATGATACCTTCTGATTTTGATACTTTTGAAATAGCAGCACAAAGTATGATGGGCGGTACAAGGATACAGAGATATTTAAATCAGTTATCACATACACAAAGGAAAATTGTTGCGTTGCTTTCTGAAGGATATAAACCAATGGAAATCAGAGAATATTTACATATGAGTGCAAAAGTGTATTCAAATAATATACAAGCAATACAGTCTTATGAAAACACAAGAGTCTTAACCCAGAGATACTAATGGGCAATATATATAGGAGGAATTAATCAATGGCAAAAAAGGTAAGAGAACAAGCAATAGCATTATCTTCATATTTAAAGAGTGTAAATAGTGAAGATATTTCAGAAAATCAGGACGTTCAGAGAATGTTCTGTTGGGATAATGGAGCGATAAACGAACTAATCTATACGGTGCTTAATGAAGATTCCTTAATAAACAAATTAAATAAAATGGAAAGAGAAAAAAGAAAATTAGAAGAGAAATTAGGAATATCAACATT